ATGACCGACCGAGAATGGCAGCTCCTGCGTCGAGAATACGGAGACCTCGCGTACGAGCATCCCGAGCGTCACGCGGAGTGGCTAGCTCTGCTCCGACGTCCGCACCTCGTTGTCGACAACACCGCGAAAAAATAAGCCCGCCATTTTGGCGGGCTTTGTCGTCAGGGCCTTGCGGCGCGGGGCGAATGGAAGGGTTCCGATTCCTTATTCTTCAGCAACTGCGCCCTGATTTTCCAGAGCATCTGCTCGTGAGTGCTCAAGCCCTTCGGCGGAATATCGTTGGCAGCCGTCGTGAGATTTTCGCCGAACGCCGGGACGCCTGGTATGCCGTGCGGCATGCCGTCAACAAACCTTCGAACCTGACCGATGCCCGCCGTGTGCAGTTTGCGCAGCGCGGCATCGTCCATCGTCAACAGAGCTGCGCGCACTCGCGGATCGAGAGATTTTGGCAACCGCATCGTCGCGCGGTCGTCGCGGTGCGCGCGAGCGTATGCGAGTACAGAATCGATGCCGTTGCGGTCGAGCCGGGTGACCTTGGCCTTGGCGTCCTGTCGAGCTTCCTTGAGCACATCGAGCAGATCAGCGGTCTGGTACTCAGGCGTGTACGAGGGCTGCGCCTGGCTTCCCCCGAAAAGCGTGCGGAAGGGCCAAGAGATGATGTCATCAAGCCACCTCCCAACGGTCGGCAACCCGTTGACGAGGTCGATTCCGACTTGACCAATGAATTTGGCGGCGGATGCGAGAAAAGCAGCAATTCTTGCGAACATTATAGTCTCCCTAATTTCTTAGATTAGATTGGCCGCTACATATGCAAAATAAAAGCTGTCGGCGTGTTGTATATATCTGAATATACCTACAACAATATTATCAGAGACACTGCATTAGGGAGATTTTACAGTGAATTCTACGCATATGACCGCTTATCAGCTTTTTCGGGACATATTCCGTCATCTTCGCTCGCTCGGCATGCGCGCAAGTGACATCGCGACCGTCGCCGACCGATCCGAGCAGACAGTACGGCGCTACATGTGCGAGCCAGGGACGAAATCGGCTCTGCTGCCGCCCGTAAAGGTCATCGATCGCCTAGTCAGGTGCATCGATACGTTTCAGGGAGGGAATGTAACCCCGGAGACCGACGACGCTCGCCTGCGGAAGGAATGGCGCGATGTTTTCGATGGCTGTCGAGTTCCGCGGGCAATTCTCGCCGACATCGCGGGCCTGGATATCGCTACAGTCGCATGCGTCGGCCGCGAAAATCCGACGTTTGCGATTCAGCCGACGGACGACATGGTTCGGAAAGCGATGGCTACGGAGGCACTCATGCAGCGGCGCGGGGTGGCGGCATGATCAAGCAACCAAGGCAGTCTTTCGGTGAATTTATTCGGACACAACGCGCGGAAGCCCACGCTACCCCGCCCGAAGAGCCGCCCGTGCGGCGGCTCCAGAACGCAACGCGTAACGGAATCGTCATCTGTCGGAAAGGCAAGGATGGCCGGATTGACGAGAGGTCGGCAAGGCCCTCGTTTTTGTTCCGAGACCCCAAGTCGCCGAAGGAGAGGCTTATCCTTCCGGATGGATACTACTGGCGCGGATCGCCCGAGCACCAGGCACGCAGAGAAGAACTGGAAAAGGGAGCCGATTAGGCCTCCTTTCTTCATCAGGCCGAAAAAATAGGCCCGAGTATAAACCCGGGCCTCAGTTCTCCATGATCAGCAGTCGCAGCCAGGACTGGGGAGACCGAGGGCCACGTCTGCTGAGATAATGATGCGGTCGGCCGTTGCTCACGACAAGCGCCGCCGGCGAAATTTCACTTTTCGACTACCAGGCGTCGGACTGCGGCGAGCTTAAGACGGCAATCCTCTCCGGCCTCGGCCAGGCGGACCAGATATCGAGCGATATCGCGCTGGGTCACCCACACGTTCCCGGCAACTGGTTCCGAAGAGCAGGTCAATAGGGATTTCGGGACCTCGACGCGCCGCTCCCGGATTTCGACGACGGGCACGGTCTTCGTCGTGGTGCATGCCGAGAGAGCGATAGCCGCGATGAAGGACGCGATCACGTACTTCATGGGCGACCTCCGAATCTGCTCTTGCGCAGCGCCTCCATCAGGGGCGCGACGTCGCCATCATCGGCGGCCGCAGCGGTGTCGATCTCGGATTCCGCAAGACGCGAAGTCTTCGTATTCGTCTCGACCTCTAACTGGAAAAATTCGAGGGTTTCGATGGCAGCGCGACGGTCGGCATCGGCGCGTGCTACGGCCTCGGCGTTGCGGTTGGCGATATCGGCGACGGTGGCGAGCTTTAGCTCGAGCGACGCGTTCTCGGCGCGGGCGGCGGCCAGGTCGTCAACTACGGACGTGTAGTGCCAGTAGCCGAGGCCGATCAGGGTGATGCCGAACACGACAAGACCGATTTTGAGGCTGTCAATCATGCGGCTTCCCTCTCGTCACATTGAACAGGCCCGCATGTATCATCGTCTTCAGGTCCCACGCTCCCACTCCCATGTACATTCCGCCAAGCGCGAGAAGTGCGCCGACGTAGATACCGAAGACTTCCTGGGATGAGGTCGGGTTCAGGTACATCGAGAAGGCAGCCATCGGCTGTAAGAGAAGGATGAGCAGCACGACGAGGCGCTTGGAGAACGTCCGGTTTTTGACCGTGCCCTGGGATTTCTGTGTTGTCATTGGGAGTCTTCCGAAACGTGATTTCTGGGCGATATCCGAGGGCTTCGGCGATCTGTGTCAGGCGCGTCAGGCCATACAGCGCGCCGTCGCCTTCGCGAAAATCGCGGAGGTTTGATGGCCTGCAGGATTTCAAAGATTTTTTGATCACAGCCTCGGCGTCGGGATGAGAGAGGAGCCTCTGTCGGATCACCTCCGCCAGCGCTTCCTTCATCTCGTCCATACTGTCGCTGGAGTACGGCGCAGCTTTCGTCGGTCTCCATTCGCCCATGTCACGTAGCTCCTTGGATAGCGGCATGGAACGCCTTGGCGGCCTTGGCTATATCGGCAGCGCGATCTAGGCCGTTGATGATCCGACGGGCATTTGTCCATTCGGTTCCGACGCCGAAATAGTCAGAGAGACGCTTCCCAGTGAAAACGCCGTCGCGCATGCCGACCACGGCGATCTTGGCGGCGATGGTCTGCGTCAGAGCGAGGTCCGGATTTCCTACGAGATCGACGCCGAGAAGCCGCGAAAACTTCAGGTAGTTGTCCCTGCCTGTGATCTGGCAGTAACCGCGTCCCCGGAATTTCCAGCCATCCCCGGAACTCTCGGGACCGTTGCCCATGCGATCGCCGTAGGCGCGGTTTGCGATGCGTTGCGGCTGGCGGGCATATGCCGCGACCTCGGTGACCGAGAAGTACCGAGAGAAGGTCCGCAAGAGACCGTCTGCGCTGTAGTTCAGGTTTTCGGAGATCGGTTCGAACGTATTTCCCGTTTCGATGACCGGGGTCGCGAGGACGTAGGCGACGTGGCGGGCGTCGGTAACGCCGTAGGCCTGACAGGCATCGAGAAGGGCTTCGACGCCTTGGACCTGGGACTGAGTGAGGGAGCCGCCGAAGACCGACGACCGAACTGACTTGAAGAATCTTCCGCGATCCACGGCATGTGTACTCTGACGAATACACTAAGTATTGGTCGACCGGCGAAAACCGCATAATTGTTTTAGCGATCAAGGAGAGCGCTAGATGGACGACCACGACGAGATATTCTTCGAGACTATAGACAAGGCCATCAAATGGGGTGGCTCGATCGGTGGCGTTGACGTGGTCGAGGCCTTCAACCTTGCCTCCGATCACGTCTTGGTCTTGCTCGAGGATGCATACGCCAGCTACCAGCGCGGGTCGTTCGGCACGTGCGTGTTCCTTGCGCTCTCGGCGTTGGAAGAGACACCCAAGGCGGAGCTACTTGGTCATCGCTCGCGAGGCGGGGACGGCGAGAAGAAGAAGGGCATCGACCCGATGCGATCCCATGCCGACAAGCACATTATGGCTGTTCGACCGACGACGTTTATGGGGCGATTGCCGGATATTCTCGGAACCGAGACCTGCGACCGACTGATCGAGGAAGCGATGACCGGAAAGCTGAAGGAGCTGCGCGAAATCGCACTGTACGTTCACGCCGACGAGCGCGGCGTCCGCGCTCCACTGACCGAGGTCTCGAAGGAACGCGCGAGGGAGATACTGCTGGTCGCGCTCGAGTCCGCTGATGACGTTCTAGTCGGATACACGAACCATTCTTTCGCACTCGGAGAGCGGTTCGAGGCGATGATCAAAGAAGTTGCTTAAGCCGCCATCCGCATTTCGATTGCATCCCCGACGGCACGATACCTACCGTCGGCCGACATGACGAGCATCGACCGAATGCCCGTGCTGTAGAGTACGACATGCGCATGCGCCCAAGTCGTCGGACCGATGTTGTATCCCTGGAAGAGCTTAGCGCTGACACCCGCGACGTAGGACCCCTCAGCGATCTTCGGCGTGTGCGTATGCGCCGACGTCACCTTCCGCCCAAAGCGGCGATATTGGAGCGGCGACCCCTTCGAGCCGCCGATACCAAGGTCTCCGTGAAGACCATGTTCGACGTCGGCCAAGAGACACGAGCTACCTGCCGGACAAAAATAGACTTCGTCATGAAGACCGAGCCGACGGAATGCATGTTCCGTGACGTTGAAGTTGTCGTTGTGCGCGCGGATCGCATCATGCCAGTCGGCGTTGAAGCGGTGCCAGAGATAAGCGTTGTCAGGGTCCTCGCGGCCGTGTTCCCCGCGTAGCCACTTCGCGACGGCGCTATCGTGGTTGGATTCAACGATGATCGTCGTGGCCCATGGGCGCTGGACACCGGAGGCGAAGGCGGCCGCCTCGGCTATCTCGCGCTCGACGGAGATCGTGCCGCGCGCTGCCATCTTCGCCATTGAGATCGGGTCGTCGATGTTGTGGTGGTTTCGGACACGGAAATCCAGCGTGTCGTGCAGGAACTGATATGACGGTCGGAGGCGGTCAATGAGGTTCGGGCGGTCGAGGAATTTGAGCCTGGCGCGGTCGTAGCCGAAGGTGGCAAGGCCGATGTGCTGGTCAAGCTGGTCGTGATGGATATCGGCGTAGGTGATGGCTTCAATTGGATGTCCCGTGGTCACGACCCCGTCGGTCGCCTTCCGTTCGAGGTCCTGAAAATTCCCCGTGTCGTCGGCGATGAGCTGGCCGAAGAAAACATGACCGTCGGTGTCGATCTCGACGAGCAGCGCGCCGTAAGTATGATGCTGGATCGCCTTCCGCCCAGCGGCTCGAGGGGCATACGAGGGAATGGTGCAGCACCCCGTCGAAATAGCGAGCCGTGGGTCTTGCTCGAGCATGCGCGGAATACTGTCGAGGGCGATCCTAGCGTGTGGGACGACGACGTGGCCGCCACTGTTAGCCGTCATCCATCCGTTCAGGGGATTGGCGGCCGTCGGGAGAACGTTAGCGTCGGCCACGAAGAGCAGATCGCGGCCGAATCTGGCGCGGTCGTAGACCATGTATCGCCGGACTTCGGGAGCATAGGCCGCGGTGGCGACCGAATGATCCTCGAAAAGTCCCTTCTGATAGGTATAGCCCCCAACCGCGATGTATGCACCGAGCCAGTCTGCATAGGCTTCGAGATTTCGGAGAAATGGAAGATGGACGGGGGTGTCATCTTGTGCGGCGGTGAGAATTACCCGGAATACCGTGCCAGGGTGGACGTCGGCGGCGAGTTCGGCGATCGAGGAGATGCGTGCTGGCTTCGACTTCTCTTTTTTCGAGGCTTTCTCAGGTTCGCGAGCCACTTCCTCGGCGGGCTTGCGGATCAAGTCGAGAGCGTATCGCACCTGGCGCTCAGAGATGCCCAATTTTGCCGACAATGCGCGTCGGCCGAGGCCTTGCAACCCAGTTTCGATGATTTTGGTCGCGATATCGCGGGTGGTGGTGTCTTTTTTCAATTTTCTAGTCTCCCCAGACTTACTGATGAGACTGTTGGGTGGCGGTTTCGGCATTGCAAATTTCGCCGGCGGCCGATTATCGGGTGAAAAAATCCTGCACACCGAGCCACACGAGAGCCGCTGCACCCGTGGCCGCCGTGGTGAAGATCGCCGCGACGGCCTTGAAGGAGATTTTCTCGGCGGCTTCCCGCTGGCGACGGAGATATCGGAGGTCGTCGGAAAAACCGTTGACGGAATCGATGTCCGTGGGATCGACGCGCATCAGGCTGAACACCTCCTTGACGGCCTCCCTAGCAGCGGCGGAGGCAAGTGTGCGGATTTCAGCTTCGGTCATCGAGATTTGTCCATATTTCGAAGGGCATGGCCCATCAGCGCACGGCGAGCTGCAAGATTCAGCTCACCGCCGACGGTCACGGATCAGGAGGCGTCGGCGGCACGTACGTGACTTCGGTGGCCTCCAGGCACGACGACGCATCCACTGCGGTCAGCGATCCGATGATCGCCGCCGAAGAATCGTCTTCGGCCGTATCTCTGCGGCCCCGGGGATTTGTGTAGCTCGCGGCGGCGGCCCGGGAACGTTGGCGGGTGATGCGGCGATCGATCATCTCGACCAGGGCTGATGTTGCTGAGAAAGCCATGGGTTACTCCGGTGAAAACTTGATCTGTTTCGGCAGGCGCAGCGGCTCGGTCCGCACCGTAATCCGGCGCGCAACGAGGTCCTCTTCGCGAAGCGACGGATAGGCGATTGTCCAGCGCGTCGGGTTTTTTCCGATCGCGGCTACGGGATCGAGGCCTACCGCCTCCGCGTCGAGAGCAACGGTTTCCTGAACCGAGGCATCGTTGTCGACGATGTCGGCATAAGGTCCAATGGTGTCCAGGCCGACGGCATCAACGGGTTCGTAGAGCCGACCGTACGTCGATGCGTAGGCAAGATCGCCCGTCTGCTCCTGATCTTCTCCGGCCTCGGGCGGCAAGGTACCGTCGCCGTTGGTCGCCGCGATCCTGATCTCTGCGAGCCGTTGACCACGATTATCGATTGTACGTTCGATGCTGATGATCTTGCCGACGACCTCACCGACCCTCGGCACTTCAATACGTATCGTATCGGCGCAAGACATGTCCCTGGCGTCGAGGTACGGAATCGAAAATGTCAGCACGGCACAGCGCGCCCGCAACGTGACGATGCGGCGGAGGCGATTGACGGCGTAGCGAATCGAGCGCTTGCCCCTGCGCGTGCCGAAGTACGTCGCAAGGCGGCGGTCGGCCTGCGGCGCGAGCTTCGTGAACGCGCGAGACCAATATTTTTCTTTCGGAATGCCCGAATACATGGCGAAGCGCGACGTCGCATCATGTTCGACGAGGCAGACGAAGCGTCGGCCGTTGTACTGGACCGCATCCCCAACATTGTAATGACGACGGATCAGCGTGTCTGGATGCTCGTATTCCCACATCGGAGTCGTATGGTCGGCATTGATGTCCCCGAGCTGAAGGACTTCCACGTTCTCGACGAGTTCGTCCGCTACGGGCCTTTCAAGGGCCACGGGCATTTCGATATCGACGATCTCTTCGCGGGCTTGCTCGTAATCGTGATAAGCGCGCCAGTTGACGGTGACTTCCTTGGCGCGAAGGCGCAGATACGAACCAGCGGCATCGCCGTAGTTAGAGCTGTTCGCCTGGACGCGGAGCGGCAGGATCGACGGCACGACCTCGGTCACTTCGACCGTGTCGAAGCTCCACCCCGTGTCGGAACCGATCGGATCGCCAGCCTTCGGCATCGCCGAGAGAAAGTCGTCGAAAGTGTAAGTCCGGATCGTGTTTGTCCGATTGAAGTCCTGCCGGGAGCGGTTGCGCTGCGCGAACTGGGCAGACACACGAAGCCGGGTGACTGGTTTCGGCGGGTTGTCGACCTGGAGGGATATCCCACCCGACCGCAAACCCGACGGCACAAGATGCTCGGTCCTGCCGTCGGTTATCGACACCCTTTCCGGCAGGAGTGTCACGGGATCGAACCGCCAGAACTCGCTTCGAGCGAGAAGCGCAGTCGCAGGATCGAGAACGGCGTCGACATCGAAATAGACCGGGTCGTAACGGTCGGCATCGAAGCGGTCCTCGGGGAGCGCGTCGGCATCATAGTCTATCTCGCCGACACGGAGCGCGTTTGCGGCGGCGCGCAAGACCAGGTCCTCGCGGGGCGGCACGGCTACGAATTCCAGTCGTGCCGTAACGTCACCGAGTTCGACGGGGACCAAGTTGATGCGTCCCCGACAGACCTGCCGAGGCGCGAGATCGCCTTCGGCACGCTCCGAGTACACGAAATATTGCTGGTTTAGGCCGACGAGCGAGGTCATGTGATAGTTTTTCACCGTCGCCTCGAACATGAAGCGGATGACGTCACCTTCCTCGCTCTCACGTGAGTGAAAATCGAAGACCTCGAATTGATTCTTGCAGTGTAAGGCCGAATCGAACGGGGTGTTCCAGGCGGCCAAGGGGGCGAGCCACTTCATCATTCGTCGGGTCCTCCGACTTCCTGACACGGCAGTTCCCAAGAGACTTCAGCAGCGCCCTCTACGGTGGTCTCCTTCAACGGTTCCCAGACCGTCAGCTCCAAAATCGGGCGGTAATAGACGCGCAGCACGGTGGGCGCGGGTGCGAGCAGTGTGACGACACGGCCGTCCACGGTGTAAGGCACGTCTTCGAACCCGAGCGTCAGGACCCGGATAGAACCCGGATGCGGATCGCGCGACAGCGTGCGCATCGTTTCCCCGGGATAGAGAATGTCAGGAATCAGGAAGCTCGGCACGGCCTGGAACGACGGCAGGCGCTGCACATGGTCGAGCGCTGGCGGCCGCAACTCTCCGGGACCACTGGCTTTGATAACTACTGACATGAGATCGAATGCTGGGTCCGACATCGTCACGGCCTTGCCGTTCCATGTACGGTCTTTGACGACCGCGCCCTCGATGTACGACCGTTCAATCGTTAGGTCGGTGCATGACTGCCAGCCGATAGCGAGATCGACGCAGATGAAGGGGGTGAAGGGTGCGTACTGGCTCATCAATCTAGCCTCATCGAACGCTTCAGCTCGCCGACGAGGTCATTTCCGACTTTCTCATCATATCGCCCTGCGAACGATTTTCCGTTGATCTTGAAATTCAGGTCGATGGACTTTCGAGAACCCTTTTCCAGGCGCTGGGTCGCAAGGACGATTTCCTCGGCGGTCGCTCCGGGTTTGTTGAGGTAAGCAACAGGCTGTCCGGCATCGCGCCGTTTCTGGATTTCGGTTTTGAAATGCTCGTCGCGCTGACGGGCGCTCATGACCCCAAAATTGTTGTAGCCAAGGGCCGCTCGGTACTCGAGCTGCTCATCCCGAGACATCGAGGCATAGCGTTTCTGAGACCGGGCATAGCTGTCATCGCGCATGATCTTGGCGATGTCGTCCTGAACCTTACTGTTGCGATCGACGATCGGCTGGGCGAGCTTGCCACCGAGCCATTCCCCGGCTTTCCATGCGGCTACGAGCGTGGTCCCAATGAGGGCAGCCTGAGCCACGACTGCCGCGGCGGCGGTCGCCATTCCCGTGAAAACAGCACCGAACGCAGTCCCGAGACCGCCCGCAAGGCCGACCAGAAGCCGTACGGAGCCGACCATTGCTCCCAGGATACCGCTGAATCTCAACATGCCGACGAAGAGCGCGGCCGTCAGGACATCTGTGCCCAGCCAGCTGAGGATCGGCTTGATCGCGGCGTGGATGGTGTCGAGGACCTTCTTGAACGCACCCCAGGCTTCCTTGAGGTGGGCAATGAAGTCGAGAACGACGTCGCGGGCGGCATTGAGCCAGTCGAAACGGACTGCCTCGCCACCGGAGAACACCGCTACGATGTCACGGATAGCATCGCCGACCGCAACGAAGGCATCGCGGACATTATTGAGCCAGGCCCAATCGGAATCGTGGCCAGACAGGACCTTCGAGAACTCGTCGTAGGTCTTCGCGAGCACCGCAAAGACCTCGGCGGTCACGGCGATCGCGACTTCCTTGGCCTTGGCGTAAGCGCCCATCGCCCATTCGACGACCGCATGGCCTTTCTGGAAAATCGCAGACTCGAACGTCTTGTCGCCGGAAAACAGGCCAGCGATATCGCTAACGACCGCCCTGACTTCGACGAACGTCTCGCGGACCCAGACAGCGAGCGACTTCCGGTTGGCGGCGAGCCAATCGGCGAATGCACGATTGGTCTCGATCAAGACCGGGGTCAGTTCGCGCGCGATCTCCAACTTCGCGCCCTCGATCGCGGTGTTGCGGACGAGTTCGGCGCGCTTGAGTTCGGTCGCCTGCGCGGCGTCGGCGTCGGTAGCCTCGCCACCGTACCGTTTCATTTCGTCGCGATAGCGATAGACACCCTCGCGGCCCTGGCGCAGTACGGGCAGATGCGTAGTATCGCCGAACAGACCCTTAACCAGCTCAGTCTGGCGGTCGGGCGAAAATTTTTGGATCGCATCGGCGATCTCTGCGAGCGCCTCGACGCCGCCGCTCATCGCGACGTCAGCATCAAGCCCGACCTCTTTAAGGTCTTCGAGCGCACGGCCAGCGGGACCCATAGCTTCTCGGAGAGCCTTGGAAGCTTCGGACAACTGCTGGAACTGCAAAACTAGCGGCAGAAGGATTTCAGCCTGCGCTTTCCTGAACTGTGTGATACCCGCGGTGTCAGCGCCGTTCCGAACATAGCGATTGCTGAGGTTGCTCGCGATCCGGCCGCGCTGCGCGGAGCGGATGACAGCCTCGAGCCTCTTCATCCTGTACTCGACATTTTTAATGTCGGCCATGCCCGCCGACCTGGACTGCTCGATCAGCTGACTAAGCGAATCGGCGTCCCCGGTGCGACGCGCTAGACCGAGACCGAGCCGAAGGAATCCCCGGGAGCGACTCTGAGCTTCCTGGTTCTGGTTTCTGCTGCGCTCGAGGTCGCGGACGGTGTCCTCAATTCCTTGCAGAGCGTTGAACAGATCGTCGGGTTCTGTACCTTGCATTCCTGAGATGCGACGCAGGGAGAGCTGGTCGGGTACAGAGACGCCCGTCTGCCTATTGACGAGATCGAGCTTGCTCAGGTCGTCGGCGCTGGACTGCGTGATCGCCATTGCCGCGGCAACCTTCGCGCCAGCGGCGACAGCGGCCGCACCGATACCGAGGAAGGCACCTTTGGCCGATTTCTCCAGCACGGTGAAGCCTACGGTCTTTGTGGCCGCGGCGAGCTTCTTTATCCCTGCGGTTGCTTGGTCGATACGGCGGGATGCCTGGGCGACCGAAGCCTCAGCTACGTTTGCGAACTGGCGGCGCACGGCTGTGCCAGCACGGCGCGCCAACTCGGTCGTGGCAGCAGATGCACGAGTGGCTACGTCGCGGATCGTCTGCTCGACACGACGGAAGGCGCGGCCAGCGGCGTCGATGCCTTCGATTGCGAACCTGGCGATGATGTTCGGTCTGTTTGCCATTTTATAGTTCTCCGATGGCGTCGTAGTTCGCCTCGTCACCCATCGCGGCGGCTACGGCCTGGTACATGCCTTGTCTGCATTTAAGATCGACGTCGGCAAGGATGCGGATCGCGAAGCCTAGCGCCACGGGCGAAAGGTCAAGGCCGTCGCGTCCGGTTCGAACCGTGTATTCGATAGCGTTCTTGACCATGCCGACGACCACGGAGTCCGAATCTACGGCGTCTTCGGTCTTCTTTTTGGGGCGGCGGCGTTTCTGTTCCGGCTTCGGCGGCTTCCGGGTCGGGAAAAGCCCAGTCAGCGCCTCGGTCGGCAAGCTGATCTTGGCAATCGAAACGAACGCATGGACGACTGCCTCGATCTCGAGCTTGGCAAGCTGCTTCTCCGGGATGTCCGAGCCGACAGAAGCCCAAGCGATCAGCGCAGGCTCGCCGATGACTTCGATGAAGTCGGCAATCGTGTCCCGAGGTTTGGTCCGATCAAACATCTCCGACAGCGTCGGATGCGATGCGATCAACCGAAGGACGTCACGGACGGTGAGTGGGCGGATTGCGTGTTCACCCCGAAGCCAAGGCATCGAGTGCCTCGCCGCCGGGTCAACGGCGGCGAGGATATCGTAAAACATTGCTCGGTCTTGTGCCATGAGATCGCGATCCTCCCCGAGGCGAACGGCGGCTGGGTCAGCCTCAGTTCTTCAGTTCGGTGATCTTCGCGTAGCGAAACTGGGGTGGCTGCGTACCGTCGGCGAGGACCTGAACGTTAAGTTCGAGCGAGACGAAGTCGTCGGTGCCCTGAAGTTGGATCGAAGTCGTCGTGATACGGCAGTTCCAGAGTTCGACCTGGTACTTGAAGCCGTCGTCGTGGGTTCCGTAGAACGTGATCTTTCCGAAAGTACCCTGGTTCGCCACCAGACCGTACACACCGATATCGTCCTGCGCCGTGATAGCAGCGGCGGAGAAGGTCACTTCAATCTGCTCAGCGCCTTCCGGGACAGCGATGATTTCGATGTCACCAGTCTCGGCGTTTAGTTTGTAGTGGACATCGCGGACGAACGTGATTGGCTCCTCGCCACCGTCGTCGATGGAGATGATGGTCACCTTGCGTTTTCCGAGATTGTAGGAGCGCCGAACCTTCGGCGACTGGAAGGTGATCGTCTCTGACGTAACGGCGGTCTGGACCAGCTTCGCCCCCAGGTCGTCCATGAAGTACAGTGCGGCCGTCGTACGGTTTAGCGAGAAGATCGTCATCGTGAAGTTGGTTTCCTTCTGGATGGTCTTCACGGCAGCCAGAACCTTCTCCGCACCTTCGCGCGAGTAGCGCGAGATGTCTGTGAGGGCGATGGTCATTGGTGCGGTCTCGATGTCACCAAGGCTTTCGGCGAAGTCCTTGCCACGTGGCTGGAAGCGGCCCTGAGTGGACTGGTGGACGTAGCTGTCGTAGTCGGGCTGGAAGATTTGAGCCATGAATATGTTCTCCTCAAAGAATGATGTCGGCCCGACCAGGCGGGGTCAGGATCGTGCAGGTGTAAGTCAGGGTTTTCTCGGCCACGCCCGCCTGCGGCGCGCTGCCAACCGGGGATGTCTGAGCGTGGAACCAGTTCTTGATGCCGCGCAGAATGGGCGGATCGCTGTCGAGAACAGCCTCGACCTGAGATTGGAAAGCCGCTATCGCCTCATCACCGATATCCGGGTCGCCAATTTGAGCGATCTGGATTGCCACCACGACGTTGCGCTTCTTGGCCTTGCCGCGACTGGGACCTTCGGTCACGGGACTCACTGTCTCCGCGAGCTGGATTACGACGAGAGGGAATTCGTTCGACTGGAAGTCGCGGTCAGCCCGAAGCGCAGGGACAATCGACCCGAGGCCTTGAACGCCGTCGCGGAGACGTTGCTCAATAGCCTTTCTCAACTGGATGATTGCATGCTCGTTGTCCGCCATCTCGATCTCACCAGGGTTACCCGGAGATCGTGCCGAAGACGGCTGCAAGATTCAGCGCAGGGTTTGCCGCCGGCTAAATCCGACTACTGGAGCTTGGATGCGGCGAGCCAGAAAGTATCGAGTTCGCTATCGGACATGCCGATGGCGGCCGCGAAGACAGGGACGAGCGGATGTTTTCTATGAAAGGTCTGCGCGCCGGACAGAAGCATCCGAGCGCCGAACTGCTCCGCTGGCGGCAGGCTAGCCACGATTGCTTCGATGTCCGTTGGTAGCACGCCAGCCGACACGGCAGCCAACGCCTCGGCTTCGGGGATGATGCCGTCTAGCGCGAGTTGCTGAAAAAACTGTCGGCAAGAGATGTCCGGCAGCAGTTTATCAGAGCGGGCTATCACGATATCGGCGATCTCGTGATCTTTATAAGTCTTTGTTTTTACGTTGTAGCGTCGCAGAGTCGCCATGTCATTTTTTCCACTTCATGTCCGCTGTGCCGCCCACGAAGAGAGCACCGTTGCAAATGATCCTGACCCCGGAACAATTCGAAAGGGATGGCGCATCGAAGAAGCCGACTGTTAGTCGGTCGGAATCGAATAGCCATGACGTTACAAGGTAGCCTTGGACGCTCCGCGAGACGTGGACATGTCCCCGAACGGGGATGCTCGGCGTGAGATTTGTGATCAGAGGCACATTGTCGAGACCCTCAACGCGCTCGCCGCCAGGCAGTCCAAATTGGACTGAATGTCCGCTGTAAACGCCGACGAACACCTCACCGTCGCCGTCGAGGAGTTGCAAACAGATGCTGCAAAAATCGGTTGCGTCGACTGCCGCGAAGCTAATCCGGATTTCGTTAGAGTCCGGGCTGGCATTATAGAGATCGACCGCCGAGGCGGGGGCTAGCAAAGCAAGGTCACTGCTGACCCAGCCGCCGTGGCCGGAAACCTGGGCTTCCAGAGTAAGTTCTTCCGCGATCTCACGGGCTCGATCTTCAGAGACCCCGCCGCCCAGGGCACTGGCACTGTTAAACATCAGTCAGCCTCCAGTATCTGGACCATGAGTTCGCGGCCCGCCGGGATGCCGCCGGGGACCGTGAAGAACGTCAACGTGCGGGGCTGATCGGAAGGCGCGACAGTGTAGGTCGATTTCCCCGGGGGGACGTAGACACCGTCGAACGCACCTTCAACGACTGCGTGGGATTGGACGAAGACGGGCGCGCGGACAGCGAAGTCCGTGGGCACGACGGTGATCTCGATGATACTCGTCTCGGGAGCCAGCTCGAGATTCATCGACTGCGTGTCCCCGAGCAGAGTGATCGAGGTTAATTTTGCGGTGTCTAGCGGCATGGCCTGGACAGCGTCATAGCTGGGATTGTTCGCCGTTTCGAGCTTTATGGTCTTTAGGTCTTCACTCATCGGCGGTCCTCAAAAAGTTCGATCTCGAGAAGATCGTGCGACAGGAGCCTGCAAGATTCAGGGCGGTATGACTTGCCGGAAATCAGCAGAGTGTCATCGTTGTCGATTGCACAGTCGATGGCAGCGCCACGCTCTGGCGCGATCGCAACGGCCTTCGAAAGCATGATCCAAGCGAATGGCTTCGGGGCAGTCATGCTGAGGCCGTCGCTTTCGACGACCGAATGGAACGGGTTGAACATCAGTTCGATAGCATCGCCTAAGGCAGGGCCGTCATGCCGAAACCAGCGGTGTGCGCCTGGCTCGTGCAGGTGCTTCATCGCTCGCTTGGTCATGCGGTGAAAAGCCTTGGCGGACATTGAACCTCCTGAGAAGAAATACGATCGGGCGGCGTAGGGAGATCGCCGCCCGATCGAGACAAGCGAGCCTTACGGCTTCAGCTTGAGCTTGATGATCGCAGAGAGCCTCTGAACGTAGGAAAGCACGTCAGTGGTCGCCTTCATCTCAAGGCCCACGTCGTGGTCGAGAATCTTGACCGACCAGTACTCGGGCTCGCCCAGTTGACCAAGCGTCGCAGTGCCGACGCCAGGCGCGTGGCGAACCTGGTACATGCCGTCGACGTTCGGGCAGAGGTAGGCTTCATCGTCGGCGATAAGAGGACGCCCGCCGATCTTGCCACGGCTGTATGAAACGGCCGTGATATCGGTGGCGATCGGGAAGCCCTCGCGGTTATCCGCGCGAAGGAACGCACCGTCCTGCCAACGCTTCCAAGCCTCAACCATTTTGGGATGGTTCGTCAGCTTCGAGAAGAACGTCTTGCCGCAGATGAGAACATAGCCGTTGGCGTCGTATGCGCCGAGTTCGTCTTCCGAAATCTCCTTGCACTCGATGAGCTTCTGAACGACGGGGGTCGTTGCCGTATTCAGATCAATCTCGACCTCATGCTGAGTTTCCCCGAACTCGTTGTACCAGTTGTAGCGGACGAAGAAGTTACCGTCCTTGTCCATTTCCAACAGCTTGCCAGTGATCGCCGCACCTTTCGAATACTCCCAACGAAGCAGGTTCCTATTATGCTGTTTGTCTAGGATTTTGTTGCGTTCGACCTCGAAGGCCTGTTCCAGTTCGGAACCTTCGGCCCTGACGCCGCGCACGGATTCGGCGAGAAGCTCGTCCGTCTGCGGGTAGTGCGGAATGATGACCGGAAACACGCCGCGGATGTCGCGGGTTGTGCTATCGCCCTTCGCGCCGCGAGGTGCCTCAGGGATTAGCGAGAGTGTGCCTTCACTCATTTCGATGAACGCGGAATTGAGGTAAGAACCCTCGGTATTCCAGGTCAGCCACTTGGCGAAGTTCTGCGGGATGTAGGGTTTTTTGTCGATGTAGTCGAGCATCGACCGGAGCGTGAAGCTACCCTGTACACCTCTGTAAACGTCAATGAAGTTCTTCATTATTATTGTTCCTCCTCAGGGATTTCGGTCAGCGCAATTTGATACCCGCGGCCTTTACAGCGGCGGAAACGAGTGCTTTCACGGGAGTGGAAAGTGCGCCGAACGTGGTGTCGACGGTGCGGATTTCGGCGGCCATATCGACAACGAGTTCGTCGATTTCCCCCTCCGATGCGTCTGTCGCACGCACCAGGAATGCGATTTCAACCTTCGCGTAACCATCAAGATCGGCAGCGGGAACGGACGACGCCTTCACCCACAGTCCAGTCGGCGTGTCGAAGTCTCCAGAAGCGGCTACCGCCTCCTCGTACTCGGCAACGACGACTTCGCCCGAAACATACTCAGTGGTGGATTCAGCAAGGGTCACGGTGCTGAACGACCGGTCCCCGCTGGTGGAAAGAATGCAGGCCGCGGCGACCCTGCCCATGTAAGTAATAGCCATATCTCAGGTCTCCTCAGGCGCGCTTGTTGAGTTTGTCGTAGCGGCTACGCGTTGCCGCAGACGAGGATTGGTGTTCTCGGTCTTCCCTGACCGTGAGGCCTTCCGTGGAGACGCCACGAGCGCCGGACTTGGTCAGTTCGCGGAGGACGGCCTTACGAATCTGCGAGCCACGAGCGCCATTGGCGCGAAGCAGGCGAGCAAACTGGCCCAGTTCCTCGGATGCGCGCTTGGCGGTACGAACGGCCTGGTCGGCGTCGGCCTCTTCTTCGGGCGTCAGCTCTTCGGAAACGATCTCGTCTTCGTCGGCACGGGCCTTCCGCTTGGCGCGAAGCTTGCGGAGCTGTTCCTCAAGCTGGGCCTCCAGGTCTTCGTCCTCATCTGCACGCTTGCCACGCTTCCCGCGGGTTTCTTCCTCGTCCTCGTCGGCACGAGCCTTGCGCTTGCCGCGCCCTTCGTCCTCGTCGGTCGTCTGATCGTCGTCGGACCGCTTGCCGCGCTTCGCACGGAACTTCCTGAGACCGCGAGCGCGGGCAAGAAGATCGTCGGAAATTTCCACATCGGCGTCGGCAGCGTCTTCAACGGCGGCAACGACGACATCGATTGCCTCCTCGGCCGTGACAACCAGGTCTTCGATCTGATTTTCGTCCATTTTTCTCTCCTGTTTTCTGGTTTGCGACCGCTTCCGAATGAAGGTCGGCATCGGATAGAGCGTGCGGCCCTTCTTGCTCCGGGTCCCTGTGGTGATCGCGTTGGGGTCTGCGCCGATCGGGACAAACGAGGCTTCGTGGAGGCCCCATTTCACGGCGACTGCGAGCGGGACATCGCCCTCGCGCTCGGTAATTTCGTATTCGCTGACGCTGAATCCGGCACTGATCTGCCTGAAGAAGCCTGCCTTCACATCAGTCTCGATATGACGGCGCGACGGTGCGAACAGTGCGTTCCCGACAACTTGTTTGTTTTCGACGCGCACATCATCGACGCGGCCGAGCTGGGCCTCGAGCCCTTTGTCGGTCATATGGTTGTCTACGAGCGGCATGTAGGGAACGCGGGAGAAATCCAGGCCGTCGGCCAGGAGAACCTCGTCGACTTCGATCTTGGCATTCGGGTCGTTGGGACGGTCGGGGTCAGGAATCCAGGTGCGAACCGGGGTCTCCGTCGCAATGACGATCGGAATGCCCGCGGAAGGATCGGAGACAGCATCAGACCGCACCGCAATGGCGCGCCTGGAAATCTCGACTCCTCGTGTCCGTAGCTGGGGCATGCGTCTTCCCGAAAAATTATCTTCGGAAAGCGTGGCAAACCCCGCTGCAAGATTCAGCGCAGCGGTCGCCGCCGGCGAAAATGGGCAAAAAAAGACCCCGAGGTTTTCCCCGGGGCCTTGGTCGAAGCCAGATATTAGCGATACTTAAAGTAGTACGCTGCTTCAGTCATGATCGCAGTCGCCTGCGACTGCACCGAAGACAAGATTGCTTCGTCAACACCATGCTTCTTGCCGTCGGCCAGGAACATGATGAGCAGACCGAGCGCGACGGTCTGCTTCGCCGCCTTGAGTTCATTGAAGAACACCAGGAAGAGGTCGCGAACAGTAACCGTCTCTACTTCCGCGATGTCGACAAACGACAGGCACATGTAGGGACCGTGCGCTTCATCGAGAAGATAAGCGACGTCCTTGCGCTCGCCTGCCGCCGCCGCCGTCGGAGTGACGACAACCACGGGGTCAGTCAAGGGCACGGCAGTCATGGCCGCAGTACGCGCGTTCAGGTAGAATTCGTGCATGACGGCATTAGCCGCCTTCATATCCTTCTTCTTGAACGTGACGAGGCGGGGAGTGTTGGCGTTGGCCATGGGAGGCATCCTTTCGGATAGAGAACGCCGACAGCCAAGCGTGTGAGCTGCCTGAACAACCACCCACAACGGGGCGGGCAACAATGTTGATCATGGATACATTGACGCTCTGAGGTTGCGCTCTTCCGGGACTTCCTATGGTTTTTCCTGTCCTCCTTTTCGTCAAGCTTCGACGAAGGGAGCATGGCCCAATCGGGAGATAAAGTCAAAAATTACAGATACTTAAAATGCGTCGATAAGATTTTATCGAACGCCCGCCAACTCCGGGAGATTCCGGGGCACCGAGCAATCGAGCGGAGGCGACGCCGATGGGGATGTAACAACGGCGGCCGAAAAATATCCGCCGCCGTTGTCTCGATATGTATAACAGTGACTAAAGCGGCACAGTCACGCTGGCTCCATCTCATCAATATGATCGAGGTCGTCGGCCTCGAACTCGAGATCGTCCCCGTCGAGGTCTTCGGAAGCTTTGAGCAGATTGTCGAACGGTGATGACGGCTTGGAACCGTCAGCCTCCCCGGGAGGTTCACCAGCGCCGCTGACATCGGGAGCTACCTTGTCGAGACCGTAGACCGGGTACCCAAGCTTCAGGAACATTGCCCTCGCTGTTTCAAGGGCGATCTCGGCATCGATGTCCTCAACATCCTCCCCGAGTTGGGCGACAGCACGCTTGCGCGACATGATGCCGTTCTTGATGGCCTCGACCACGGCCTGGATTTCCTGAAGCGGGTGGATATGTCCGCGTTTCGGCGTCATCCACTCGACATCATAGTAGTCCTCTACCGTTTTTTCCGCTTCCGGCGCGAAAAGTCCTGCAAGGTATACGGACGAGACGAAGCGCTCCCAAGTCGGCTGGCAGAGCCGAGCGACCATGACATGATGCTGAATCGATTCAATGTGGCGGATCATTTCGAGCTGAACGGCGCGATACTGACGGTCGGACGTCATTTTATCGTGGTTCATATTGACCATCTCGACGTAGAATCCGAACGCAACGGCCAAGGCCGACAGGTATTCGCGTTTCACGTCAGAGTAATTGGCGTCGCCAGGGATCGGCTGCGCCTGTTCGATATCCCACCCCTCGGGAATCTCAATCCATTCGTTCGGCTCGAGCGCCTGGAACTCGCTTTCGCCACCTTCGAACATCGTCTCCTCGTCGCCTGCGAGACGAGGTTTCTTATAGTAGCCGCCACGGGAAGACGACACGATCATGCGTTCGAGCTGGACTTCGTCATATGTCCGCGCACGTTGCGTCACCTTCAGTGCAGATGCGCCCCATGGATAGCCACGGGTGTCGCCGATCCTGTCAGGAAGATAGATGTGCAGCACCTCGGACGCAGGGACGCGATTGGGAAGCGCCGAACCCGTCAGAAAGAGATCGCGGGGGTGATGGTCGAACAGCCAGTAAGCCACCGTTCGATCGATCTGGTTGCGTTCAACGCCATTGATGATCAGGGTGCCGCGTTCGCCGCGCAGAGTCTTCTCCAATGGCAGGTAGTCCGCCTCGAGCAACTGAATCTGAAACGGCACCTTACTCTTCATGTCGCTAGGTAGGCGCGGCCGAAGACGGGCCAGAACTTCGCCATCACGCGCCATCGCAACGGCGGCCTGAAACTGGAGACCCTCGAATGTCAGCTGGCCGCGCGCGTCCGCTTCGCGGCACCACTGCTTCCATAGCTTCCGCAAGACCTTGTTGCGGACAATTGGCTTGATGCCGTGATGAACAACGTTGCGGCCGACCTGGTTGCAAGCCTGGCGGTAATACGGGTCATTGGCGAACATCCAACGACTCTGCGCGCGGAGTACAGCGAATTCGGCGTTCCTTGCATTGGGGCCGACGTCGCCTGGCTGTTCGATGCGAGGATTTTCCGCAGCGGCCTCATAGTACGTGCCGCCACGCGAAACGGTGAAAAGGTTGGACGCCCTCTTGCTCCAACTCGAAAGCGTGCGGCGGACGGTCTGGGCGACGGAAGGATTTTGGGCCGCATTTGTCATCTCGGGCGCACTCCATACCAACCGCCACGACGGATCGGATTGCGGGGCTTGATCCCGTCGATCTCATCAATGCGCGCCTCGATCTGGGAAAGTACGAGAGAAGCATCGGCGACGGACATAAAAGTCTGTCCGCCTGAAGTCGGGTGCGATAGCGATGCGATCCCTCCTGAGATGATCTCTTCGATATCCTCGGCTTCCTGTACGAGCCACTCCCGGCTCCTGCGTCTAAACAGCTTCATGCTCAACCCCACCTCCTTGCCTTGGACGACCGCACTCGCGCGCCAGTCCCAGGTCTCCGTTTCTCAGTTTCGCCCTCCGTATTTGGCGACACCTTTGCCGCCTGCGGATGCGATTGTTTCCGAGCCTTCGGTGACCGGATCGGTTTCGCCGACGCGAGCGTTGGCTTTGAGACACCGACTTGGTCGAGCGGCAACAGCGCGGTCTTCCGTTCAACAGCGTGGACCGAGAGGTCGTCGCCGTCGTAGCCGATCTCTCCCGTTTCCGGGTCGAAGGTCAGTTCAGGAATTCCGAGCTTGTCGCCTGCAAGATTCAAATCACGCCATTTGAGCCAGGTGGTCTGTAGGCCCTTCAGCGCCGCGTAGGCATAGGCAAGGCATGCCCATTCCTCTTCGGCACGCGCCCCCTGCTTTGGCTGCCAATGGAAGCCGCCGCTGATCTTCTTCCGCTCCTCGCACAAAAGTTTGTCGAGATAGTCGTGGGGCATAGACTTCGGGAACATCGGCATGTTGTCGCCGCGAAGCTGGACCAGGCGGAAGACCGCGTCCTTCGCAAGCTGACTGTCGATGACGTAATAGCTAACACCAAGCTTGCGGCTCTTGGACGCCTTTTTTGGCCAGACCGACGCCGACCTGGTTCCCTTGGCATTGTTGCGCCCCTTGATCGCCCACACCGACCGGTTCGCGGGAAATTTCGCGGTGAAGAGGCGCGTCTCGTCGGCGAAGTGGCCACCGAGGTCAATCGCAACGGCCGATATCGTGTGCTGATAACCAGCGCGGTTAGCAAATCTCCGGTCCAGCAGGGCGATTAGCTCCTTGTCAGATGCCGGATCGCCTGGAGCGCCCTCGATAACCCAATGGCCGATAGTCCTCATCTGGCCACGCCGCGTCCACCCCACTACCGAGACCTCACGAGACGCCACCTGCTCGAACTGCGACCCTTCCTTGTTCGTCTGGGTGTCGACGCCCGCCGTCAATACGACGACGTCGTCGGGTACCTCGGCAGGATAAGCGACAATGGACTTGGCGATCTCGATGCCATCGATCCCCGAAGTTGTGAAATCGTCGTAGGCAACGCCGCGGACGTTGTTCACCCACGTCTTCATCTCCTCGGGATTGTGCCGCTTCGTAAGAAAGCTCTGCGCGAGATTGCGCCAGTTGGCTTGACCCGAGAATGAAAGCCACTGCGGCACGTACATACCGACACGGCCTGGGACTTCCCATGTGTGTGCGGGCCGATACTCGGTGGTTGCGTCAATGAATTCCTTGACGGAGCTGACCGTCCGCCCGTTGATCGTTTGCTCCGGCATTTGGTCGTGTTCGCGGAAATCTTCTCCACAGACCGCGCAGCGGTACCAAGCGTCAGTAACGAAGCCGTTCTCGTCCCTTGCAAACTTGAAACCGTGCTTGGAATCTCGATCCCCCCACTCCATAACCTGTGGTTCGCGGCAATGGGGACATGCTGTCCATGGCTCACATCTGTTCGACTTGGCATGACGTTCCGTTGTACGACATTCCCCCTTGCTCGTTGGAGACGAGATCAGGACGAGCTTCGGTCTGGTGAACTCACCGCCGCGTTCGGCGAACAGGTCCGCCTTGGTTCCCTGCGATCCTTTTCTCGGTGCCCAGGCGGCCGCCGAATACTCATCACCCCAGTTGTGCTTCGAGCCATACCGACGGAAGTTGTCGTCTGATGCCGCGCCGACGAGGCGCAGGACGGCCCCATTCTTGAACTCGATGAGGTTCCAGGAATCCTGGCTTTCGCCTCGACGCGGAGTTCGGCGCAGCGCGCCGAGCTTGGGACACATCTCGAAAAGAGGTTCTATGCGCTCACGGTAATACGCCAGCGCGTCATCGTCGGTCGGCTGTGCAATGGTAACGCTTTCGCCCAGGTAAGCCAGGATGTATGCCGCCATTGCTGACAAGAGCAGCGACAAGCCGACACGGGTGCCTTTCGTGACGTCGATCTCGTTTGTGCTGTCGAGGAAATACAGTCTGACGAACTCGCGCTGGTAGCCCGTGAGCTGGAGCTGTCCGCTTCGCTCGGTCTTCGACTTCGGCAGTTCGATATTCTCGAACATCCAGGTAATCGGGTCCATGGCCGCGGGCGGCTGAAGGACTTCGTCGCGCAGACCGTCCACGCCATCGCGCAGCGCACAATTGCTTTCGGCGAAGTCGATCGTCAGAGCATTGGCAATGGAGCCGTGGTCGAGATGCTGCATGGGCTTACTCGGGCTTCAGAAGTTTGCCCTCTGTCTTGAGCTTTGCGAGGACGTTCCTGATGTGCTTCTCAGCAATGCCGGATACGTGAGACGCGATTGCCGGGTCGACGTTTGCGGCAATCAGGTCCGGGATAGACATCAGCTTGTCGCGGATGGCGGCATAGTCGGTTGACCACAGGTCCAGGACGTCGGCGATCGGGATGACCGAGCGGAGCCGTTCCAGCATGTCGAGTTCAGCAACGACGGCCTGAGCCACCGCGCGGCGGCGCTTCGCCTCGTCCTCACTGGTCTTACCGTCCTCGGAAGCGCCAAAGCGTTCTGCGGCGATCTCACCCGCGCGGTCCTCGAGCCATCTGACGACATCGCCGAGATCAAGCTCCCACGAAATGCCAAGTTCTCGGTCTGCCTTCGTGACGTAAGGACATCCTTTGTCGAGCCACTTCTGAACCGTGTTCCTGTCGCGGTTCAGGAGTGTCGCCGCCTGCTTGACGGAAACTATGCGGAGCTTGGCGGCTTCGCGCTTCGCAGATGGGGGTGCTGAATCGTCCGGCAATTCGGGTGCGGGTGATGAAAAATTTTCGGCTTTGTCAGAGGATTTCAGCACCCTTTCAGCGCTTTTTCGTCTTGTCATATCTGCGATTTCCCAGCGAAATAGTGGATTCCATTGGGCTAGAGCGCGCCGCAAGATTCAAAGCGGGCCAGGGGTGCTGATGTTGACGATGAGAAAAAAAATTCGGGGAGAGCGATGGAATGGGGTCGCCAATTCACCGCATTCCCTGAGATTTCTCAGGGACCCCGGACGATTTTGGAAGATGCATAACGGGAAACGGGATTGAACCATCTCCGGGCCTTTTTAGTCAGCCGTCCGGGTTTCCTGATGTCCCCCGCTACGCACTGCTACGATGCTGCAGGTTCCCGATTGGCGCAAGCGCCGGCCGCCAGCAGATGCGGCGTTAGAAGCTCCTCGAAGCCGCTACTCTCCAACCGCGAACGGGCGCAGTTGGAGCATTCGCATCCAAGGTTCCAGCGACCAGGTCCCCGGTACTCGTGAGTCTTCGGCCTGCTAGCGAAGTAGCGGGCGGCGCGCCTGTTGACCACGTCAATTTGTTCGAGATCGTAGGGGATCATGCCGCCACCTCTTCGCCGCTTTCCGGCACTGAGAAGATTGTCTTGTCCGGACCATTCGGTTCGACATTGAGCCAAGCCTGGTAGAGCCACTCGACGACGTTTTCCTCGACCTGACGCTTGGCGGCGTCCAGCGTAGACCTGTTGCCGCGCGAGGTCCGATCACGAGGATTGCAATCGTTGACGTAGTAGAAGAAGTGAGGCTCACCATCGCGCTGGCCGACGCCGCCGATGCTGTGCATTCCTAGCCAGCATGTTTCGCCACCTTCCATGCGCCGCCAGTAAAACACGCCGCTGTAAGTCGTTAGGTTCACGAGCGTTCGGCTCATGCATCACCCCCATTCGGCTGACACAGGCTCGCGATCACCGCCCACCTGGCGGCATCGGCTCTAATCTCTTCCATCTCGGCAGCCACGTTCTGGACCACCTGGATCGCGACGATGTCCTCATTGCGCCGATGCTCGAACACGATGAAGTGCCGGACGACGTCCTTAGCCTCGTAGATGGTCTCGTAGACGACGGTCCTCATCAGGCCACCGAAGGACTTCCTGAACGCAACCAGGTCGCCTTTGAAACGACGGTGTGCGTCCTCAGCCACTGCCGCGCCGCCAGCGCTACGGGCCTCGATTACGGTTCCATTCCCAGACATCAAACTCTCCCTTTGTCTCTGTCTCCTCCAATGATTGTTCAAGCCGACGGCCGGCACAAATCGGCCGACGAGAAAGAAAGACCCCGGCGACGGGGACGGGGTCTTGGATGTCCTGGTGTGACGAGCCAAGGTCTGCGGCGATTAAAAATCGGCCGAATCCAGCACATTGCGCCAGTGCGCCGCCATGTGCGCATTGGAAGCACGCTTTAGAGTTGTGTACGCAGCCGAATAATTTCGAAGTCGATAGAGTCTGCAGCCGACGGAGAACAGTTTTTGCTCCGGCGGCGATAGTCGCTGTGCCCTCAAAAAATCTATCAGCCCTGGGACTGCAAGCGCTGCCTTTTTCCGGCCTATGCGAAGCATATCTTCACCATTGGACATTTTTTCAATCTGAGAATGCTTCATTGCGAACCTCTACACCCCGATATCCTGCTGCCACGAGGATTCCGTCCAGAATACCACCCGCTTTTCCACCGCAAAACTGTTGACTTATGTCGCATATATGCGACTTTATGCCAATTAACGTATCAAGTAAGAGACATGGCTGACACCCCAAAAATCACGACGACCAAAGGCAACGTTGTCCATCCCCGTGTCGAACGCGGCCTGCGAAAACTCGGCGAAGACATCTCCTTGGCACGCCGTGCGCGCCGTATGTCCGCTCAAGACTTCGCCGATCGCATCGGGATTTCCCGCGCCACACTCCACCGCCTCGAGAGCGGTGACCCTGGCATTGCGCTCAATACCCTTGCCTTGGCGCTCCATGCGCTGGGCCGCCTGGATGCGCTGGTTGATCTCGCCGACCCGATCCATGACGCGGTGACCATGATGCAGTTGCGCGAGGCGGTGCCGAAGCGAGTGAACAAGGCACGTAAGAAGGCAGGCGCGGAGACGGTCGAGATCGTGGAGAAGAGGACTAACGGTAAGTTCGTGGGTTTCTGATCTCGTGACATGAGATCACGATTTCTATGTGTCTCGCTGCGCCCAGGGCGGCGGAAGGCCGTCGGTACCGAGGAGGACCTCGCCGAACTCGTCTTGCAAACTCTTGATCAACGCGATCTCAGCCTCGTCCAACGTATCCTGCCACACAAGCCGCCAGTCTCGCTTGTAGATCGCCCAGGCTTCGCAACGCTCGATCGGGTTCTGCGGATCGCGGTTCCAGCAGAGCAAATTCAAGCTCTCGTACTCGGCGGGGATGATCATGGCTTCGTCCTCGGTGGGATAAGCTGAAACGGAAACGCAGCATGAAGCTCGACGCCTTCATTGATCGCCGCCGACGGCCAATACTCTTCCCCGTCGGCGGCTTCGCGATCGTCAGGGTTGACCTTTGGCACGAGCAGAAAACCCGGAAGCGATAGCGCGCTGCCGTCTATTGCTGTTAGCATGGAAAACAATAGGCCCGTCAGGCGCTCTTCTGTGACGTCTCCGTCGGAATTGCCCGCGAGGAGCTGCGCCTCGGGAAGATCGCGCCAATATGCGGTCATCGCTCCCAGGTGCGCGAATAGTCGGGCGCGGCATTCCGCGGGTAGTAGTTCACGTGCAGGCATGACGGTCTCCTGTGTCGGTAATGTTATGCCGGAGAGAGGAGACGTTGTCCGGGGGTTAGTCGGCCTTTTCAGTTTCCATGGGATTCAGCCCCATCAAGGCTTTCTGATATGCCTTGCTCACATCCGCTTCCGTCGCATACGCGATTTCGTCGGCAACGCATGCAAGGATGTCCGGATGTACATACCCCGCGTCCACAGCCGCATTCAGGTCTTCTGCGGAGACGGTCGCGTAGTCACCTCGGGCAAGCGCGAAGAGACCGCGGAGGGCTGGGATGTGGTCAGTCGGGCATGGCTCGAGTTCGTCGCGTTTGCCGCGCGTATCATTTTCGTCGGTGTCATCACCACGAATTGGGCTTCCGTACGCAGCCTCAGCAGAGACGACGCCGATTGCTCCCGACGATGCGAGAAAATTGTGCAACCAGGGATCGATCTCCCAGTAATTTCGGTCGTAATAGAGACGGTGGCGTCTTTGGTGGTCAGGCAACTTGTAGACCCGGATAACCGTGTCGCTGTCCGACGTTCGCGCCGCCTCAACCGTGATCCCGCAGAACACCGTGCCGAGCAATCTGCCGAGGGCATCAGTGACGAGGCTCTCGACGCACTTCCGAGACAGCGCCCCGTCGAGGATCGCACTGAGTTCGCGAGCGCCCGCGTACTTGCCGTCCTCGTAATAGGACTCACGGACGCGCGTCCGCGAATACAGGATTTCTGCCAAAAGGTTTTCAGGCTTCTTATTCTCAGACATCAATCATCTCCCTTGTTTTGGTGTCTGAGATGATTGTGTGCTCGCCGACGGCAGCCATCGTTTTCGCCGGCACGATTTATGATATTGAGATCGGGGATTGAGCGGGGGACTGGAATGCGCACGCTGATTGCAATGATGATCGCCGCGGGGATTGCAACATCGGCGACCGCCGAGGATGGCGTCGAGGTCACGGTCGATGAAAGCTCGCCTGCGATGCACATGATCATCGGCAAGCAGAAGGTCTGGGCGACCCCGGCATTCGAAGACTACATGTATATGTTCTTCGACCTTTGCGACGCGATGGAGCTGAAGGTCGGCGAAGAGTGCCAGATTTACCCGATGAACGCCGAGATCGGCCTCAACGCGCTGGCGACCGAACAGAACGGCAACAGGCTCATTCTCTACGATCGCCGACTGTCGGCGGAGGTTGGTGGCGAAGGCGCGCAGATGATCATCGCGCACGAGTTGGGGCATCATTACTGCGGGCATCTCGGCAAACACGGCGACGCCAGCCTCGAACTCGAAGCGGACCGGTTCGCCGCCGCCGCGATGAGGAAAGCGGGAATGTCCTTGGACGCCGCGATGAGCGTGCTGCCGATCCTGTCAGAGCGGCCTTCGAAATCGCATCCAGGGCGCGAAGCCCGGGTTGCCGCGATCAAGGCTGGCTGGGAAAACCCCGAGACAGGCAAAGACTGCCGGAAATGAAAGACCCCGCTCTCGGCGGGGTCAGCAACACATATTGCAGAGCGTCCGCTCGATGCGGGCGATGTCGTCAAGGATGTGTTCTCGTTCGCGATCGGATTCGTACGGTAGCCTGGAGCGTAGCTCATTGACCTCCAGTTCGAGTTGATCGGCGAGCTGGGCGTCGTCGTGTCGCCAGGGTCGGCCCCAGCGGGTTTGCATGCGCTCCTGCATCCGTCCTCCGTCAGTCGCAGTCCGGATAGACGTCGTCACCGAACTCATTGACCCCATGAGAATAGTTCTCATGCACACGGCGGCCGTCGGCAAGCGCCGATCTTCGTTCCGACCGAATAACAGTTTCCAGGCGGCGCTGGATTACGCGTTCTTCGAAATCAATGACGTTGTTTTCTCGGACAGCACCCGGGCGGGTGGCCTTATACGCTGCAAGACCCCGAATGTACGGCATCATGCGCTCGTGTTGTCGCACCGAGAAACCATCGTAGGCTTCAATCGCCACCAGGCTCAGCACCAGGATGTCCAGTTCTTCTTCCATCGCCGTCTCCCATGCCGCTCTCCCATGGCGGCTATGACGATAGTGGTGTTGGCCGACGCAGGATCAAAATCGGCCGACAGGAGGAGCTGGAGCGGGCAAAACGGCGGGCGTATCATGACACAGGATGTCGTCGAGAGCCGGAGTAAGCAGATCAAGGATCGCAGGGACGACGGTCGTGTTTCTCGGCCCCTGGATTTGGCGGACGACGCCCTGCGCGACACCGTCGATATCCTTGGGCGCAATCTCCACGGTTGCATGCGGCTGGCCATTGCGATCGCGGACCGAGAAGAAGCAATGTCCAGGGATATCGAGCTTGCCGTCGTAGACCCCGTTACCGATGCAGTGCTTCATGCGGGCGCTTTCAACGTCGAGCGCATCGGGGGACAGGAGCTGCACGAGCGTATAGCCTGCGCCAAGCTCCATGACGAACTGCTCGTCGCCGATACCCAAGTCGATTTCAGTTTTCCGCTTGCCCTTCGGATGGCGGCGCATGCACTTCTGGCTCTCTTCAAATAGCGCCTCGATCGTCTGGCACTTCACGAGCTTCTTCGGCCGATTGCGATCGTCAACATTGTAGAGCCAGGGGTGACGCTCAGCCCCCGCGAGGAGAAGCCAGTCCAGGACCTCGACAAGTTCGTACTGGTGCGTCCCGAGGAAGGCGTCAGTTTTAGTGATCCACCGCTGCATTACGTCCTCGAAGCGACCGAGATCGCGAGACGGCAACGGCGGCTCTGCACCTGCGGCGATATCGCGGTCCAACTGACGGCTCCAGCTGATGAACAGCCGTCCGATGGACACGTTGATGTATTCCGGCATCCACGGATTGATCATCCGCATCGGCTCCGCGTCCAGTTCTTGCAGCAGCACTTTTTGGCCGATCTGTTCGTCGTCAGTGTATTCCATCATCGCGCTCACTCCCCAGGCCGCTGTCGACATAGTCTCTGGTGGGAATGATGTCCGGGGGCGATGCATGAAAAAAGCCGCCCCCTGGCGGCTCTCTCGAAATCTTAGTTAATGCAGTGTTCAGGCGGCGATGGCGATGTTGTCAGGGAGCTGTCCGAGCGCTTTGTATGCAAGCAGTTGACCCAGTCTTTCTGCTTTGAAATCTCCGGCCGCAGATTTGATCATTTCACTCGCCTCGTTCGAATGTTCGGCTTCGGCGTCGGTCATCCAATGCCACGAACGCGTCACCGATTCCCAGAAGGCGCGGATCAGAGCCATGTCTTCGCGGTCTTCTTGGGACATAGCTGCAATGGATTGTTCGTCGAACCTTCGAGAAAATCCGAGCCGCTTGTCGAAAAGTTCTTGTTGACGTTCACGAACGACCTCGAAGATCGTCGACGGGTAGGTTTCGTTTGTCAGCTTGTCCATAAGCGCAGTCATATCTATGTACTCCCCAGAAGGCGGAATGTGCCCCTAACAACAAGGGTTGCTCCATCGGCCGAATGAAGCAACCCTTTTGTATATTTTTATGTATATTTTTTAGTCACTCAGAAAAGCGGTGAACCTCCACTTGAAGTCGTAGTCGATGCCGCGCTCGTGACACCAGGACATTGCTTCCTGTTCGAGCGATGGATCGATGTCATGTTCTTTCGGGACGAACTTTACTTCCCATTGATCTGCCTCGACGACGGAGCCTCGAACGGCAAGAGCGTATGAGGTGACGTCGTAGTGCTGATACCGGACGAGTTCGACAGGAAGCTTTGCCTTGAGGTCTTTGACGGCCTGGTAACCCAAGCTATTTACGTCGACACCGTCGGCGGCGAGTAGCCAATCGTCGATGTCGTCGAAATCGACATCTCGATCTAGGAACTCAGGCGGCTCTTCGTCAGCACGCCAGAAATTCATGCCGTAAAAGATGATAGCGGTTGCGGTGTGGCTCATAGTTCTCTCCCTCAGTATTTCGGCGTGTATGCCGGGACCTCGGCCTTCGGGGCCGTGATGATCCTGTCGACGATGGTGGGCTCGTAATCCGGCCGGCGGAAATCGCGGACGACGTTGCGCAGCAGCTCTTCGTGAATGTTGTGCCAGAGCCCGCTGACGTCGATCCATGCCTGCGTGAGCGACAGGCCTGACCGCTGAGCGTTGCGGTCGGCGTCCCAGGTCGGCTCGAGCCGACGTATTTCGGTCCAACGGAGCGCGGCGGGATGCGGCTCGCACACGGACATCGGAATGCCGCGGTAGGTGCAGATGCGCGCGATCTCCGTGGCGACGGTGCGGCAGTCCAGATCATCGGACCAGAGGTGGCCGTTTACGACGTCGGCCAAGTGTTTTACGCGCAAGTCGGTGCGCGGCTGCATCAAGACCGCAAGGAGCTTCTGTGCCGCCGAGGTTGCCTGCGGCTGCATGCGCGCCCGGAAGGACGGTACGCCTTTCATGATCGAAGGAATCTCCCGGTACTCGACACGCTCTGTCGGACGGGAATACAAACCATTGGCCCAGGTGACGTCGAGATCGAAGTCGGCACGGATGTTGCCAGCTGTCGCGGTCACGCGCCATCGATCGATGGGATTGCTGTACGGCACCACGATCTCACGCGGCTCCCGGGAAAGAGCCTTGATCTCGATCCCCTCGTTCCTGAGCCAGGGTGCAAACGTCTTAAAGGCGTTTTGGATTTCTCTGTTTGAAATCCGGCGAATAGCGACAAGGTCAGCGTCGGCGGTCTCCCGGAGCCGAGGATCGATAGTTAGCCCACCCGCGACGACAAACGGACATGTACGGAGGTCGAGTTCCTGGACAACCGCCTGCGCGACGTGACGGCTGGCCGACTTGTTCACGTCGAGGCCGTGGTTGCGGGCGGATTGCTTGAGCTTGTCGCCAAGCGCGGTGGCGGAAATTGTGAAATGTCGCATGTGATGTCTCCCCAGACGTTGTGCGGAGAGATTGGGCGGCGGCGATGCAAGAGACAAAACTATGGCGTCGAGCGCGCCGACAGGATGCGTGTCAGTTCCCGGGAGAAATTCGACGAGGTCAGCGAGGCCGTCGATGTCCGCAGCATCACCTTGCTGAACTTCAGCACTTTTTTGTATTTCGCTTTATCTGCAAATGTGAGCAGGAGCTTCGGCCTGTTGTTGCCGCGCGGCTCGACCGAGCGGACGCCCTTCCGCCGATTGACGGCAGCGAGTGACCGCTCTGGGCGCTCCCAGTATCCACGGGTGCCGTTGACGACGCCGAAGAAGGTGCCTGCGGCATTCTGGGACTTCACTACCCATTTCAGAGGCTTCAGCTTGAGCGACGAGCGGTTCCGGGAGATTTCGTCGGTAGCAGCGTTACGCAACGCTCGAGCCGCAGCACGACGGCCAGCGAGCGTCAGGCGCTTGCCCTTTTCGGTCTTCGCTGTCTTGGCGGTCTTTTTGAGGACGCCGCGGGCGATACCGCCGAACTGGTCAACGTTCTGCGGTGCCGCTCCGACAGGGACGTCAAACCTCGTCGCACCAGGGTCACCTTTTTTGCGGACGCCGCCGTCAATCTGGTATTGGAGCACTTTCGCCTGTTCGGGCTTGGCTTTCAGAGCCGCGAACATTCTCTCGCCGTCGGCGGGCTTGGCTTTGTCGATCTGCCATGCCTTGTCGACGGTCCATTCTCGCGGCCTGTCGAAGACGCGCCGGGACTCCTGGATGATGTCGCGACGCCCCTGGAAGGCGGCGGAGGTCAACGTCGCGGCAGCCGCCTTTTTCAGGTCCGCCTCAGCGGCCTCGAACTGTCGGCGGAGGTCGCTGATGATCGAGAACGTCACGGGTTGTCCTCCAGCCATTGCACTCGGTCTCGGAGGTCACCGAGTTGCGACTCGAGATCGCGGATGATCCATAGCAGCGACCGTGTCCTGGCGTCGGGGTCGGTGCCGTAATTGCCACCGTACATCGCGCCCAGGACACTGCCGTGATCCGTCGTGACGTTAGCCGTGGATGGCTTGTCGATGCCCAGCTCGCGCAGCAGCGTGCCGTTTCGGAGACGGAGGTCGGCAAGTTTTGAAGGAGCGCCGAACAGTACGCCGACGAGGGCCTTCTCGTCCTGGTCTTCGGAGCCGATGGCGGCAAAATCCCAGTCGGCGCTGACCCCAAGGACCTGTGCAAAGAAGGGGACGTCGGCCACGCGGTTGAGCTGGTCTTCATTCCCATACGTCACGGATACGATCGAGCGATAAGGTGTCGTGTCGCCGAACCAGAATTGATCGTCAGTCATCGAATATGTGATCGGGTCGGTCTCAATTGTCCGCTGGCTTCCTCGGAGGAGGAATTCATAGACGCGGTTAAGCCCGGCGATGACGGCCGTCAAATCCTCACCCTCCGGAGGCACGATGGCTTTGAGTTTTTCCTCGACCAGGTGCAGTCGTGCGGCAACTGACGGTGAATCGTAATCTTTGGTCGTTGTCGCCATCAGCGCCTCCGAAGACCAGTGATGCGACGATCGCGCTTCCCGATTTCGGCGGGGGTCAGGGGTTTGTCAGAGGGCTTTACGGATTTGCCACCCTCGGCGGCCTTGGTCTTGTCGGTCATGTCGGCGTCTCTGTTACTGACGCTAGATTACCGCGGCGGCGTGCGCGACGCTCTCCGCCGGTTAGAATCGGGGTTTTCCGTCACTACGTGTTTTCGAGAAAAACGGATTCACGGATAGGAAGTAATGGGGAGAAGACGGCCAAAACCATCATCCGAAAACGATAACGCGTCACTGAGAAGCCGAGGATGCCGTTCCGTTGACGAGCGGAATTAGAGCTTCGACATCGTGACGTCGAACCCGACGACGGACAGTCCGTTCCGCTTCAGCAATGGCCGATCCCCGAGACACCAGGTATCGTATGGCCATCTTTTCCAGTGCCGACACCCGGGTCTGATCACGCTCGGACGCCTTAAGATCGGCGCTATGAGCGTACAGCGCCACGGCTACCGCGAGCGCAGTGTCTACGGCGTCTGTCTCCGGCCGCTTTACAGCCTTGAGCCGCTTGCGCCATTCCCGTGTTCTCGGAGTGCTATCAGCACTGTTGTTTTTCCTCGGCATTTCCGTCTCCCTGCGTCACTACGTGTCGTCACTACGAGACAGTGCGGCGCGGCGATGCATGAGACAAAACGGCGGCCGAGATGCCCAGCCGCCGCACGTCATTGCAATTTAAGGATGGGACACGGATGTCCCATTTGTACATCAGATTATAGCATCGCCAGCTTGATCCGCCGGATGCGTTCCTCGCGTGTCATCTCCGGGTACGACAGGTACTTTGGCGTCAGGGAGCGGTTGACGCACTCCGCACGGATGGACATCGGAGCGCCGACTTCGTGTTTGAACACCTGGCCGAGCATACGCTCAATCTCGTCGGCCACGGGTCCGCCGCGCTGTAGCAGTAGCATCGCGGCGTCAGCGAGTGCTTGCCGTGTCGTGTCCGCGTCTCTCAGTACAGAATTCAGCTCCGCCGACCTTGCAGCCATGGCAGCACGACGCTGACGCTGATGCTCAGTCTTCCGAGCCGTCCGCTGTTCTGGCGTCTCCCCGGACCGATCTTGCCTCGGCGGCCGACCACGACGCCGCGCCGTTGGCTTCGGAGCCTCCGGCGCATCATCGTCCACCAGCGATGCCAACATCGCCATGTCCAGCGCCGTCGCCTCGATCCGCTCAACCGTCACTTCAATATCCGTATCCGCCATCTCTCGACTCCCCGTCGGCGTCTATAGATATACCGTGCTTGTCGGCGGCGAATTTCACAATCGAAATCTACATGTAGATTAATTATTCTCGTCTACGTGTAGATTTGCATTTGAAAAAGTCGCGGCGCATTAGAGGGCTCCCGCCGAACAACTTGGTGGTTCCTGGGGCTCAGGAAAACCTTGAAACCAATGCATGCTCCGTAATCCAGAACCCAAAAGGGGGCCGCTCTCTGCTATCGGCTGGCCGCTGACGCTCACTGTTGTCGACCGCTCCGCTCATTGCTTACTCGGGTTTTTCACGACACTGACCCAAAAACAAAAACAAGCGAAGCGCCCCGTTAAAATCTTCAAAGTCCCTCAGAAACCTGAGTCCTGCAGACCCCCGAACCCATTGCCGGGAGCCACCGAGCTATCCCTGCCTTCCTATTCTTATATATGTCGGACTAACGGATTCCGTGGCTTCCCGAAGGCACAGGGGCTGACGGCACATCCGGCCGTTGAAAATGTAAAAACACGGCTAGCGGTAAAGCTGACGCCCGAGAGTGATGCTTCCAGATGCGATTTTGCTGCCTCGGGCGAAGCTTGCTCTGTATTCTTATATATGTCGTATCTACTCATCTGACATGAATGCAGTAACGTCAGGGCTTTCAGGCATGTTTGCTTGTTGAAAATGTAAATTCCTCGTCGGCGACTTGCGTCAGGCTCAGCCACGACTAACAATGTCTGCGGGGAGACTGATATGCAATACTACAACGCACACAATATTTTGTCGCACGCTTCGCGGGATGAAGACACCGCGCACCGTGGAAGGGACCGCCGTGGCGTCCGCGCAGGTAATCTCCGGAAGGAGGCTGTTGCCGCCAACGACATGTCTAATCCCCGCGTCGAGATTCCGTATCAGCTGACTAGGGGCACGCTGTTTCGCATCGTTGATGGCGTCGAAGTTCATGACAGGCTGACGGCCGACGACCAGGCGCTTTGGCATTACCTTTTCGCCCGGGCAAAAGACGATATCTGGCGACTAGCTAAGACTGGCTCTGACGCGGGTCTCCGAGACCGCGAAGCCTATCGCGGCGTCTCCCGGGTACACGAAGTCCTCGTGGGCGACCTGCTCGCGTACCTCGGTCTTAAAAACCCCGCGCGCCTTCGGGAGTGCCTGGAGCGGATCACCGAGACGTGGGCGCGCTACGATATCCGCTATCGGCACCAGCGCCTGAAAAGACCTGTCAGGTATATGGCGATCCACGAGGTTCCCGCAAAGCTTCGGAGCCGCGATGTTGTGCGGTTCGAGATCGACCCCGAGGTCAGGATTTGCATGCATCTGTCGCGGCGCTATGTCGAGATCGACCTTAACGCCTTGCCGAAATTCAAGAGCCGCTACTCGGTCCGGCTCTTCACGAAGCTGTCGGTCATGGCGTCGAGGCACCTGGCGCTCTTGAACACGAAGCTGAACAAGCAAGGCCAGGTCGGAGGAAATAAGAAATTCTGGATCACGACGCCGGAGGCGCTTGCCGCCGACCTGGGGTATCCGCTGGATACCTTCCGCCGCCAGACGTTTGATGCCGCCGTCATCAAAGCGTTGGCGGAAATACAGGGACTGCCTAAGCGCAATGCTCGCTTTGACGTCCTTTGGGTCCTCCCGACGACGAAGGTGCCCCGCTTTAGCTTCGCGGTTACCGAGGCTAGGAAGACCATGTTCGACGTCAGCTGCGCGCAACTCAGCGGCAAGGCTTTCTATCATGCGGCCGCCTTCCGTCGGCCGTTCTTGCGCTCCCAGATGAACATCAAAGACAGCCAATGCGTGACCGTACCCCGCATCGCTCAAGCTCAGGCGTACACCGGATTTGACGGACTTCGGATATCGCAAGCTTGGAGAACTGACCTCGAGGCGGCCAATGCCGGACACGTCCACATCGTGGCAGGCTGGTCGACGGCTGACTTCCTCGCTCGTATCGAGCGCTTCGGAGTAGACTCAGTATTCGAACAGTGGATGCACGCGACAGCCGAGGCCTGGAATGCGCTACCGCCCGTAGTTCAAGACGCCGTAGTCGGGATTGACGATGCCGTCGGCTACTCGAACGACGATGATGACGAGGCAGAAGACTATCGTATCGGTGACGACTGGGGCGATCTCGACTACGCCGCCTGATCGATCGTACAAAATTAACCGGATACGCGGACGCCGCGTTGACTGCAGGAATCGAGCCCGGCATGGTCGCACTGAGTTCTGGAGACCCGACGAGATGACGACACTGCGAATAGCCATAGCCGCCTGACAGCCCGCCTGGGCCGACGACGCTATCGATCTATCGCAGGAGCATTCGCATGTCCTTCTTCCGGAAGAAATTCTACGTCGCCGATACGCACTTCGGCCACGACCTCATGCTCACCCGTCCCGGTCGCCCGTTCTCTTCGACGGAGGAGATGGACGAAGCCCTCATTGATCGGTGGAACGCGGTCGTCGGAGACAACGACATCGTCTACCATCTCGGCGATTTTGCCATGGGCCTCGCCGACGAGGACCGCGTCAGCGGCGTTTTCAATCGGCTCCGTGGGTCCAAAGTCTTGGTCCTCGGCAACCACGACTTTAAGCGGCCTAATGTGCTGCACCCGACGCTCGCCAGGCTTGATTGGATGACGTCACCGTCGGCAACGGTCGAGACGACCGACGAAGGCCATCGCGTGTTCCTCTCGCACTACGCCCACCGGGTATGGCCTGGCTGCCACAAGGGCTCGTTTCATTTCTTCGGCCACAGCCACGGCAACCTGCCCGCCATCGGACGCAGCAGGGACGTCGGTGTCGATTGCTCCGACATCGCGTTTGCGCCGAAAACCTTCGCCGAACTCACTCAGGGGATGCTTTGATGACTGGAGAGGAGCTCAACGCGCTCTACGGCGCGATGATCATGCCGTCCGCGCGCGTCGCGGTTCCTGAGGCATGGATGCCTGCGATCCACGAGGCGATGCAGGCCCTCGTGGATTTGCCGCCCGAGGTCCGCTCGTATTGCATCGTCGTGGATATCGCGACTGATGCTGAGGGCGACTTGTCGATCCATATCGCCGCCCTCCCGGAACAGATCGGTTCCGATGGCATGAAGATGATTTCGGAAATCACTGACCGCGCGCTTGCCGCCACGTCGCAGATTGGAGTGCAGCATTGATGGAGAGCTTGATGTCAGATGTCCTGGTCGCGTCATACCCGGAGATGTTCATGTCGCCGCCGCTCGTAGAAATCGGCGGCGGTTGGCTCGGTGTCGCCCAGCAGGCCGTCGAAGAGTTGCGGGCGCTGCACCCCGAGGTCCGCATTTCGGCGATGTATCGTGATCGCCATGGCATGCTTGCTATCGACGTCGGTGTGGCACCGCTTGCACGCGATGCCGACGTCATCGACGCAATCCAAAACATCATGGCCGAGTTCGACGCCGATCTTCTCGACGCAATGTTGACCGTCGTCGGTCGGTACCGTCTGCTTTCGGCGTGGACCTGCTACGATGACGGCAAGCCGGGCTGGCTCGTAGACCCGCCGAACGGGCGGCGTCCGCTGTGCCGGGAGTGTCAGCAGAAACGAGGAATGCGGGTGGGGTGGCATGCAGCCTGACATTGGTCGCGCTATCCTGTGAACGCTCCGTTTGAGAAGTATGTCGGCGGAGAGAGCTGACGAGATATCGTTCCAGGGACCCCTTACGAAAGGTCTCCTGGTGCGGTTTCGAGCGCTCTGGGCCTGCCGCTTCTAGTCAGGCGGCCTCTAGCTCGTCGATCTTCACATTTTCCATTTCATCCCATCTCCTTGCAAGACCGTCCACGGTTACTGTCTTGCCGACGTCTACAAACAGAGGTTGGGAACGCCAGTATTTCCAAGAATCCAAAATGGCATTGCTCCACAGTAGCATTGCTTCGCCCTTGAGCTTAAGGTGCTGGATATCGCCATAGCTCTCTCCAGTAATCGCCGCGACCCTATTCTTCACCCACAACTCAAACTGTGCCTCGCTCATCTTCCGATCAGGCTCGCCGACGTCAATCGTGTGAGACAGGACTACCGATGCAGCACCTGGCATCCCCGCAGCTTCCATTGTAGTCGTCAGCGTTCTCCGGATATCATGCGGCGACCAGTATTCGACCCCGTTCAATGCTAGGAGGTCGACGGCACTATCGTCGCCTTTCGCCTTATCGTCGCGGGCAGCCAGCCGCTTAATGAAATTGAGCGGAGCGCTTCTGTCGATCTTCTTATCGTCGCCATCTTCGGACGGGAACGCCCACTTTGATGTCCCCGTATGTCGAATCTTCAGCATCCAATATCCGAGGATTTTGGCAGCGCGGGGAGGAATGGTGAGTACAAACTGCTTGTTGTTTTTCATCACATCGGCGCTCCAGGTGGCAAGATACCACCCATCTTCCCCTTTCGCCGCCCAAGGGGTTACGCCGCCGTCCTTCAGGGCCAAACCTGAAGTCACGCGTTGGGCAGACAGGACGATCCACAAGAAGGCAGTAAAGACGTTGTCGCGGACGCCGTGCTGCACGCCAGTCCGCCCAGGAAGCCGATGGTCGAGGAAGTATTCCCCAAGTGCGAGGACGATTCCCACTCCGTCGAGTTCGGGCCGTCGATCCCGTGCATTGATGACGGTGTCCGTCGTAAGCATCAGCCACCACGGTTGCTGCCCCTCAAGCCCCGACTGGCCTCGGTGCTTCTCATAAGTATAGCTGAGAACCCCGCGGAGGCACGTCACAGCCTTCTTGCTAGGTGAGATACCTGAGTTCTTCTCGACAGCATCGCGGATATCTTCGCCGATCTTCGGTGTTAGTTTCGTGATCGGTTTCTCGAACACATCGGCGAATTCAGCACGAGCAAAAACCGACCGGACCTCTTTTACGTAGCTCGGCTTGAACGGCTTCTTTTGATCAGGTCGGCTGCGCTTTTCGATCCAGTTGTCGACGGCCTGCTGGAGAGTCCAAGCAGCCGCGTGCGCTTCCTCGCCGCGGGCGCGTGCAAGGCCCTTCTCCGCGGCTTCCAGCGCCTTACGGGCATCGCGACGTCCGTAATCATCGAACACACTGTAGTAGTTGGCGAGGAACGGCTTCACGATTTCGGGGTCCCGATCCCTCAGGGCGCGAACAATCTCGTTCAGGTTACGTGCTTCCTGAGGAGTGATGAGGCGGGTTTCAGTCATACCCTTAGCCACCGCCGCGTATCCGATGGTCGTGCTGCCCCTATATCGGCTCACCCAAGCCGCCCGCTTGCCAATGACTCGAAGCTCGAGCGCTTTTCTTTCCGAAATGCTGTCCGAGTAAATCCGATCCCCTGCGGAAAACGGGTCAGCCAGAAAGCGCTTCATCCAACCGGTAGTGATGTCCGCTGGAAATGAGGGGATCGCTGCCATTCTGATGCTCCTGCGTGTTATGCAGTTCTCATAACATCGCCATAACATTTGTCCAGTGTTGACAACGCCGAAAGGAAACCCCGAATTCTCGTATTTTCGTTGGTGGGAACGAGGAGATGAGATCGAGGGAAGGCAAAAAATCAAGATTTGACAAATACTTAGTCGCAATTATAATTATATATGGCGCGATTTTCTGAAGTGCGGTTGTAGCTCAGTTGGTTAGAGCGCAGGTTTGTGGCACCTGAGGTCGGAGGTTCGAGACCCCCCAACCGTACCATTCAACTCTCTGAAATCGTTGAGAGTTTTTCCACGTCGAAAATCGGTATAATTTTCAAATTCAATTCTATACCGATGCTATACCGATCTTGCTCTATTCGATCTTGTAGATCGTTGCCTCATCTTCCGAATCGCGCAGCCCTTTAAAGCTCGAATGCCGCAGCATCTGGTCAGCAGTCCAAGCCCTGAACTCGATCTCAGCGACTAGAGCTGGTCGCACCCAGACGACACCGGTTTTCTTTCCTGTGGCAACCACCGGCTGGGCGACCACGATCTTGTCGAGCCGTTTGCGCAGGTCCGTTGCCGACCGCTCATTAAAGCCCGTGCCGACACCGCCCACGTACGAAAGCTTCCCGTCCTTCATCGCGGCCAGGAGCAGCCGACCGATCCCACCGAACGCCGCTGGCGATTTCTCATATCCGATGATCGCGAAGCCCTCGCTCTGGATGCACTTGATCTTCAGCCACTCCCCGCCTCGGCCAGATCGATAAGGCTCGCCACGCCGTTTAGCGATGATGCCTTCCAAGCCATGATCAGTAGCCGCTGCAAAGATAGCTGGACCGTCACCTTCGATTTCCTGCGAGAGGCGGATGCCACCATCTGCTTCAGTCGAAATCAGGTCTTCCAGGAGGTGCCGACGGCTCTCCTGTTCGAGACCTCTAAAGTCATGCCCATCGAAGTACAGCAAATCGAACGCGATAAAGATCGCCTCGGCGGCCGAACGTTTGCCAGAGCGGCCGCCGAGCGCTTGCTGGAGGGCGTTGAAGTCAGAGCGCCCCATCTCATCGAGAACGACAGCCTCGCCGTCTAGGATGGCAGTTCCGACCGGCAGGGCCTTTGCTGCCGCCAGGATCGTCGGGAAGCGGTGCGTCCAATCATGACCGCCGCGCGTGATGATGCGAACCTTGCCGTGGTCAAGGTGTACGGCGAGTCGGTATCCATCCCATTTGATCTCGAAAATCCAATCGGGTCCGCTGGGTGCTGTAGGTTTCAGGAGCGCCAGGCACGGCTCTACCCTGTCAGGCATCGCGTCGAAAGGAAGAGTTGGCGGCGCGGGGTTACGCGGTCGGCGGCGGCCGCCACGAATGTCAGGCGGCTGGGTTTCTCGGAGGGAAGCTGAACGTGATTTACTGGGACGCTCGACCATGTGCCGAGTTTATCAGTATTTGTTTAAAATCATTATTCAAAGATGGCGCGTTTCGTCAGAAGCTCGGTTTCAAGGAATTTCCCAGTCGCTCTGTCGAAGCGGACGTACAGCTTAAGTTCCACATGGGCGCGTGACGAATCTGTAGCCGGTGTGGCATAGGAACCATCTTCTTCAGAGACGTCTGGGTCGACATAAACATAATGGATTGTAGCTCGGAGAATGCAGGGCATCTCAAGGATGAGCGAAACTGAATCGCTATCTATTGCCGCAAGTGTATAACCGTCGATAGCTTTGATCTCGTCGACGAAAATCTCAGAGACTGTGCCGTCATCCAGGGTGCCAAAATAGATACCTTCCATATAGCCGGACTCATCGTTGAGCGCATGAATCAACTGCTCGTCAAAGTCAGGCAGGCCGAACAACGCTTCCGCCAGCGGCTCCAGGTCGACATCGGCTTCCGCCGCACAGGCCGCCAATAGTTCGTCAATCGATGTCAAAGGTATGAGAGCGCTCTGCGATCCTGCTGCTTCCCGTAGGGCCGCATCTCCGCTCACAACATACATTTTGACCTGATGCTTGGCGCAATAATCTCCAAGCGCTTCTACGATGAAAGCGTCGGGAAACTCCTTGCTCCCGCGTTTGACGAATGGCGCTTTGCCAGCGAAATATTTGTCGAATATCTTGCGCGGTGGCACGTTCATCGCGATGATGTGGTTCGCTGAGAAGTCATTCACCAAAACCTCTAAGACACCGCTCCACATCGATTTTGCCAGAGCGTTTTGATCCACCTCTGGAAGCTTGGGAATATCATCAGAGAACTGCGAAATCCGTCCGAAATCTTTGCCGATTTTGTTGAGACGAGCGACCTTGTCAGCGGCATCTTCCGTGATCTGCCGGTTGATCTCTGCGAATGTGATATCAGTAGTATGCAGCGACAGGCGACCAGCGCCTACATATTTGGCGAAGGCGCTGAACTGGGAGTTGCGCACATTGAATCCGGCTCTACGATAGACCTCCGTATCGAAGAACACATGTCGGGTTCGTAGAGGTTCAGCTTTTTGTCGCGCTGGTTTGGTTGTCACGTCAGCCTCATTTGCATCGCATCCAGCTTGGTAATTCCCGAGGAAGGAAGTTGCAACTTCCGAGGCAACACATATTTTCCCGGTATAGGAAGTCGCCCATGCCACAGGCAATGATTACGAAACTCATCCAAGACGCGATGCCCGACCTCAAGCTGATGGGCCGCGCCGAGATCGAGAAAGCGCATGCGGCTGGGCTGCCGGGCGTCTACATGCGCGGCGATGAGGTCGTCTGGGAATATCCGGATGGTGAGGTCGTCGGTCTGGCCGAGCACCGTCGGCGGAATGCGGAAGCCATGGCCGCCACAGGTCAATATGCCCGGGCTCTGCGACATGACCGAAGACGAGATAGATGATTTGGCGGACCAGCTGGTGGAGGAAGACCGTGACCGTCGATGAATTCCTCGCTTGGGAAGCGGACCAACCCCGGCGGTTCGAATTCCTGGATGGGCAACCAGTGCCGGTCGAACCATCGACCCAAGCCCGATCCGTTCTGATATCCGATATCGTCAGCCGCCTGCGACCGGCCGTCCGTGGAACTGGCCTTCGCGTTCTCTCAAACTTCCGCATTCGGCATGCCGACGATGTCCGGTACCCAGCAGTGATCATCGACGGCGGGAGTTACGATCCGAACGCAACATTGCCATCGCAGCCGTTCGCCATTGTCGACGTTGACCGCTTACGTGACTGGTCTGCATTGCCAGGCGTTCGATATCTAGCGCTCGACACTGGGGACGATCCGAACGGAGTGTTGACATTGCTCCCAAAGAGAACAAATTAGGAACATATTCCGCATAGGGTATGTTCAATGAAGCACGGAAAAGGGATCGATCTCCTCCGCTCCTCCACCGGCTATATGGTCGGCGAAGGTAGTGCTCGTGGGTCTGGCGCTTCAGATCATAACTATCAGATTCAAGTCTGGTCCGATGAGCCGGAAAGCGGCGGCGAGCTTTTGGAAACGATCAGTAAGGCGACCGAGTTCGCGGTGTCTGTTGCCGGATATCAGGCGGCAATTCGAGCCAGACCCGGAAAGGTTCTGGTACACTTGAATGGCAGGCACCGAATGTCATGCGAGAGGGCCCCGGACCCACCAGTCCCTCTTACCTAAGGCCGACCGGGCGGCGGTGTCGGCCGATGTAGATCGAAATCAGTTGACGTTCGAAAAGCTAGAGCAGTGGTTCATCCTCGGTGCCAGCTGTTCTGCGTGTCAACATAAGGCATGGTTGGATCGCTGGGAGTTGTCGAGAAGGTTTGGGAAGCGGACAGCGATTACGTCGCTCGCAACGAAGCTGCACTGCACCAAATGTCAAAATCGCACTGACAACAAGTTCACCGCAGGGAAAATGAAGCGTTAGCGCAATACCGCAAACGAGATAAGTCGGACGCTTGCTTTATAAAGTATAACTGCCTCGTGCACTTGTGACAAATCCGGGGCAAAATCCGAAATCTGCCCCGGATTTGTCACAAAATACTGAAATCGTTGCATTTTATTTTGAGAATTCGTCATTTCTATATTGTTTTTAAGGGTCATTTTAATAGGTTGTTTACGCCTGTGATCCGATGATGGGCGCACGAAATTGAAGGAGCCGAGCATGTCGAATATGTTTACTTCGCGTAATCCCGCTGGCGTCGCAGTCGCGCAGACGGGTGCAATTTTCGGCGTGTTGGCGGCCGGGGCGGTCAACGCGCACATGTCCGGTCTCCAGGCTATGCGTGCGGCTCGCGAGAGTAACAACTCCCATGTCCTGCGCCACCAGCTCGGCGTCGCGATCAACCGCGCTCAGGACTTGTGCGATCTCGCAACGACCCAGGCTTCGGAGATCGAGCAGCTGAGGGCGGAGAATGCGCGTCTCCGTGCTGCCAGCGCGACGTACCTTGCTGCTGCCCGTCGCCGGGTGGCCGCATAATGGATATCAACGAAGCGATTGACCGTTGGATGTCGGGTGAGCTGACGGTCAAAGAACTATATATGGCGACCGGTCTGCGCTCGACCAAATCGATCTACGATGAAGTCCTGAATGACCGGTTTGAACGCGACGCGGAGAATTCTACGTGGGGCTACGGCGATGATGCGGCTGAAGAGCGTGCGTTGTTGGAGGCTATGGCATGGCATCGCTGGAGTGACTGGCTCGCGGAGGAGCCAGGATATCTCGACAATTGCATCAGGATGCTCAAGGAAGAGCAAGCACGGCGTCTTGGCTTGAAGGCCAAGATTGCCGCCCGTCATTAGTGTAAGGCGCATCCGACTGATTGCGCAGGAGCGGTGGCGAAAGTTGCCGCTCTTTTTGCTGTGATACGATGGACAAGGCCCGTGGTATCATCCGGCTCCGGCTGACCTACTGACAGGATCGCAGTCAGCGCATTATGCTCGCCGTTCAATGCGGCGGCAATCCGGCGATCTGAAGCATCGGCTACGACCTTCAACTGCTTGTCATTCATGTCTAGCAACCAGAGTGTCTGCTCGGGCGTCAGTAGCGATAGGTCAGCTTGCAGCCGGTCTTCATCTGTTGCCTCTGCGAACATCTTCACCTGGAGTTCCGGCGACGTCTTTCTAATGTGCTCGACGGCAGCGGCTCTCCCACGTTCGAGATCACGAGCTTCTTCAATACTGGATTCGTCAGGAAGTTCGGCTTCCAGATGCGGAAAAGGTGCAGCCGGTGCATCGCTACCCCCTCCGAAAAATCGTTCCAAGGCACCAGCTCCCCAAAGAAGCGCAGACCACGGCGACATCACTATCATCTTAATCGCGTTCAAAATTGCTCTCAGCATAAGTATCTCCGATTAGTGCTGTTTGGCCTAAAGGAATGTTCTGTTGAAGACTTGCATTTGACAACGCGATCCGCCGACAGAAAGGCAAGGGGCATCACGAGCTGGATCGTCCTGCAGCTCTCCGGTCGCGGGAACGTCGGCCGCTCCTGCAGGGGAAGTCTCTCTGTCAAATGCCGCTCAAGCGTACGGTCGAATCGACGTCTACGACTTCTTGAACCTACTGACCGAAGACTGGCTTGAAGCCTAGTATCCTTCGAAAACCACGTCAGTTTTATTGAGGAGGCAGCCTACGGCCGAATGGCTTGAAACGCGAAAAATCTCCGTTATTTGATTGGGGCTCCGGGGAAAACGGAGCCCTTTTTTGTAAGATATAGGGGCTTGTAATGAGTGACTGGAAACTAACTGCTGCTAAAAACGAACTTAATACGGCACGCAAAGACTTCATCGAGCGCTGCAAAAGCAGCCTATTCGCAAACGCAGTTGAAACGACTTATTCAAAGCTGCTGAAAGACGTCGCTGACAAGGACAGGGAGGAGTTTTTGTTTGATGTGTCACACACGAATGAACACGAAACACCCTCCAGATTCGCGCTGTGGTATTATCGCCTTCATGAATATGTCGGGACACAATTCTTTTATGAGCAGGTCTGGGACCGTTACCTGGAAAGTATTGTTGCCTTCACAGCACTGACCGAGCTTCAGCAGATTGATGGCCGCAGCAGATTGGGCAAACGCGTTGTTCAACGCTTTTGCTAGCCGTCGCTATTGACCGTTGGGACATCGTGCTCTTCGGTCAGGTTTCGATTTGGTCGGCAACGTGGCAGAGAAAAGATGAAAAATATCGATATCGAACTTCTGCGTGACTTCCGCCGCCAGGTTCAGGAAACCGGCGAGGGCACCCTCCGCGATCCACGTTACCCCTACGAGGTAGCAGTAGAACCAAGTCGCTTAGGTCACATGATCACCATCTCGGACACCTCCAAACCGTGGTGGGGCAGGAAGGTCGCCAGGCACGAACACTCACTGGGTGCACAGTTGAAGACCATAGACGACGGTCCGGTGGCCATGGCGCTCATGCTTCTAAACATGGCGATTGAGAAGCGGCTTCCTTTTTAATGATAACTCGCTGTCGGGGAATGCCGGGGACATTCTCCGACGAACTCTTGCTCCGGTTAGCGCGTTGATGATTGTTGTTAAGGGTTGACGACGCAAGCAAAGGCATGATTTTTCTACGCGGAAGTGAAGCTAACGACTGTTAGGTTCAAATCCATCCTATGGACCGAGCGTTTCCCTAATGACCGATAACATTCATTATCGGACATCAAAACTATACAACCAGTGTCTGGCGTGGCTTAAAGCCGCCATTGAATTCTAATGCAATTAACGATTGAGTTATGTAACCTAGTTTGCGGGCGATTCTCATAAGTGTGAAATAGATGAACTTGGTTGCGCTAAGGGTATAACGGTGGAGCAGGGCAAACGTCGTGTGGACGCAACTCCTTTCGCATCATCGCTGATCGAAGGTCATCGCGATATTGGTTACAGCATTGAGACGGCAATTGCTGACATCATCGATAATTGCATCACCGCGAAGGCGCGGCGTGTAGATATTGTCGCGGATACTACCTCCGATGAGCCGATGCTCACGATTATCGATGATGGGCACGGAATGGACGATGTGGAGCTAATCGACGCAATGCGTCTCGGCTCCAAAAATCCGCTTGATGTGCGCCACGCAAAAGATTTGGGACGGTTTGGCTTGGGGCTGAAAAGCGCGAGCTTCTCGCAGTGCCGTCGGCTAACGGTGATTTCTCGCAAAGACCAGAAAGTCACGTCAGCCACTTGGGACTTGGATACCGTCGCAGAAAGAAATGACTGGAACCTCGAAGTTATCGACAACCCGATGGACATAGACGTCCTTGAACGAGTTTCAGGCAGCGGCACTGCTGTGATCTGGGAGAAGCTTGATCGACTCGGCGGCGGCATAGCGAATGACCGCAAGAAGCGTGCAGAGCACATCAATGCCGCTCTGGTCAGTGCCGAATTCCACATAAGGCTCGTTTTTCACCGATTTCTCGAAGGAAATCGGCCGAAGTTGCGCATCTTTCTCAATGGTCGGGCGCTAATACCTATCGATCCTCTGGCAACTCGTAATCCTGCCTGCCAGATCGAGCCAGAGGAAGCTGTCCCGCTTTCTCAGGGAACTGTTACGATCCAGTGCTACACGCTGCCTCATCATAAATTGATGACAGAAACAGAGTGGCTGGAGGTCGGCGGCTCGGAAGGGCATCTCAGGTCCCAGGGTATCTACCTCTATCGTGGCGACCGTCTCATTATCGCGGGCGGCTGGATGGGATTGGCTCGTCAGACGGAGTTGACCAAGCTGTGCCGTGTACGCGTTGATATTCCGAACAGCATGGATGCTCTGTGGAAAATCGATGTAAAAAAGGCGTCTGCACAGCTGCCTCCTGCGGTCTTCACACGACTGAGACGTGTCATCGAAAGCTTCCTCGGCACCTCACGACGCGTTTATCGCAGGCGGGGTCAGAAGCTCGTCGATCATGACCGACTGCCGCTTTGGGTCCGCATGCAGCAGGATGGTAGGGTTATTTTCCGACCCAATCTGGACCATCCAACATTCCAGCAATTTGAACACCAATTGCCTGAAGCATATCGAGCTGGCTTCCAGACATGTCTGAAACTCCTCGGCTCCGGCCTTCCGATAGACGCTCTTCATGCTGATCTGCTCGGGAACGCTGAGGCGGTTGTCGAAGATATGCCAGACGAAGCACAGGTTCGAGAGATGGTCGAGGCCGTGGCCGCCACACTACTCGATGCAGGCATTGGGAAGACGAAGGTAAAGGAAGTTCTGCAGGGACAGGACTTTTTCAGGAAGGCATGGCCCTTGGCACAGCCGTTGATCGATCAATATCTGGAGGATTTGTGATTTGACCCCCGCGCAGTCGAGCCTTTTGAGCGTCGTCGAGTCTGCCCTGTTTGATCAACCTCGAAAAACCGAGCCTGAACTGCGTACACTGATAACTACGCTGAACGCGGCACTCCAAGCGGGTCTGTCAGTCGATGAGGTCGAGCAAGTCGCACGGACAGTCGAGGAGAAAAATGGAATTCGCGCAGGCCTTGGTGCAATAGTTGACGGCCCGGACTTCGTTCCATGGCTGGATGACGCAAAGTCGGCAATCGATCCATATTACTGGACACGGTATCGCAAGCTTCTGATCCAGCAGGGATTGCCCAAGGATGTCGTCATCTCGCTCGACACGGTTACTGACACCATCCTCAGTCGTTTAGGCAATCCAAATCTTCTCCAACAATGGGACCGACGCGGCATGGTGGTCGGTCACGTACAAAGCGGGAAGACGGCGAACTACAACGGCCTTATCTGCAAAGCGGCAGACGCTGGATATCGGCTGATTGTTGTGATTGCCGGGATTCACAACAACCTGCGGAACCAGACGCAGGGGCGTATTGATGAGGGCTTTATCGGTCGCGACACCGGCCGTCAGCAGGGAAAATCGAGCCTGGGCAAAAACATAATTGGGGTTGGTCAGTTCGATCCGAATAGAACGCCAGTAAGCCTTACCAACACGCTAAGTGACTTCAACATCGGGACCGCCTCGACCAATACCAGCGAAATCGACTCCTATAAGGTCCCGGTTGTGCTGGTGATCAAGAAGAATCATCGCACTCTTAAAAACCTTCTTGGTTGGTTGAAGGACAACAGTGCTCGCGGTGATAACGAAATGATCGATCAACCGATGCTGCTGATTGATGATGAAGCTGACAACGCATCCATAAACACGAAATATGGCAAGAAGCTTGTCACAACCATAAACGGCCAGATACGCGATCTTCTGGGGATGTTTCACCGAAGCTGCTACGTCGGCTACACCGCAACGCCTTTCGCGAACATTTTTATCGATCCTGACCAAGAAGATGAGATGTTTGCAGAAGACCTCTTTCCGCGCGATTTTATCATTGGGCTCGATGCGCCGACAAACTATTTCGGTGGCTCGAAGGTCTTCATTGAAGGGCTGCCTGAGGATGGCGAGCCTGTTTGGCTCCGCCAGATTACCGATAATGAAGATACTCTCCCGATCAAGCATACTATAGACCTTCAGGTGGAAGCTGTTCCGGGGTCATTGGCGAGAGCGCTTCGTCTTTTCCTTGTTGCCCGCACCATCAGAGATTTAAGAGGGCAGACCAGAAGCCATTGCTCGATGCTCGTGAACGCTAGTCGGTTTACGCGCGTCCAAAGCCTCCTTCGCAACCGGCTTCATGAAATTCTTGAGCGTATTCAAAACGCAGTTCGAATAAATGGCGCATTAGGAAACCAAGGACTGAACGATCCCGAAATCGAAGCACTCCGTGCTGTTTGGGGCGAGGAATACTCCGAGGCATGGCCAGACTGGCCTTCCATTCAAAAAAACCTTCTTGAATCGATTGCGGCGGCTAAGGTCGTTGAAGTCAACAGCAAGGCGAATGATCTCAACTACAACGGTGGCGGAGATCGCGGACAAACAGTCATCGCTGTTGGCGGCTTTTCGCTTTCACGCGGTCTTACGCTTGAAGGGCTAACGGTTACTTGGTTTCTTCGCAACACCATGATGTACGACACCCTGATGCAGATGGGCCGTTGGTTCGGTTACAGGGCCGGGTATGAAGACCTCTGCCGTATCTGGATGCCGCTCCAGGCCATTGATTGGTATGCTTTTATCGCCGGTGCGACAGAAGAACTTCATCAAGAGCTGAAAACCATGGAGAAGGTAAAAGCGACGCCACGGATGTTCGGTTTGGCGGTAAGGAGCCATCCATCGGCACTGCTTATTACAGCAAAGAATAAGCTTGGGTCCGGAAAGAAAGTGACTGTACTTGTCGGCTTGGCAAACAAATTCGTCGAGACTGCCAAAGTTAGTTTGAAGAATACTGACCTAACGGCAAACAGGGAATTGGCAAAGCGGTTTCTGGCTGCTTTGGAAACTGAAGGCCATACGCCTGCCAGGAGCAAACGCTTCAGCGGTAGCTACCTGCTGGAGAAAGTTTCAGTCAATATCGTCGATGAATTTCTGGCTGGTTGGCGCAATGCGGACCAGAGCAACACCACTGAGACGGGGCCGATCAGGCGTTACATTCATTCGAGGATGGAGGATGAACTAAGGTTCTGGGACGTACTCGTCGTCTCTCTTCAACGCGGGAAGATCGCCGCAGATACTGCGCTCGGCTGGGATATCTGGCCCGCAAGCCGATATGTTGATCTCGGGGACCTGAAAAACGGCTACATGTCTTTCAGCGGCAAAAGGATGCGCGTTTCTTCGCGGGGTATCGAAAAAGCGGGCGTCGATCCGGAGAAAGCAGCCAGAGCAGAGGAGGAATACCGCCTGTCCAATGCCGAGAGCACGAACTTTCCGGACACGATATACCGGGAGGTCCGCGACCGTCCTCTGTTCATTTTGCATTTCGTTCAGGCCACGGAACCAGAGGGCGCTGCCGGTGATTCACGCGGGGCTCAAATACCCGATTCTCCCGTCGTGGCATGGAGTATAAGTCTGCCAAAATCGAGCAGACCAAACGAGCGTGTCGAGTACGTGGTGAACACCCAAAAAATGCGAGAGATTTTTGGCGAACCTGATGACGATGAGGATGCCGAAGGTGACGAAGAATAATCCTTGGGATCGACTCGGTGTTGGTGAAGCTCGTCGGGTCAACAGCCAGGGAAAGTACGACTTTTTCTGGATCATGCTCGAAGGTTTACGGCCGGGCCTGATCTTGAAGCTCGATGAGGGTCAGCTGCTGGTTGAACCTTTACCAATACTCCGCAGCATCGACACGAGATATCGCCTCGTCGGTGATCGACTGTCGTTCGTACTTTCGCTCGGTGACAATGGTCTCATCGAATTGTTCGAGGCGCTTTGCCGAAACATCGCGGATGGCGGTGAGCAGGCTGCAAACCATCAGGATGCGCTGTTTCACACTGTTCAGCGAACTAGACGCTGGCACCATCTCTTGCGCGGCGGTTCGACTGGCGAGCTTACTCTTGAAGAGCAAAGGGGGCTGATCGGAGAGATAGCCTTCCTGCAGAAATTGGCAGCAACGATTGGCCCGGATGCTGCTATCGAGGCGTGGAAAGGCCCGGACGGAGCGTCCAAGGACTTTGAGCTTCCAAATATTTGTGTCGAGTTGAAAGCGCGGCGAAGTGCGGCGAAACCATACGTAGCGATATCGTCGGTCGAACAGTTGGCGGATGTCGATGGAGCCAGGGTTTTTCTAAGGGTTACCGATGTCACTGCTGCTATGACGCCAGAAGGACTGACATTGCATGACCATGTTGCGGCGACCTTGCTTGCGCTTCAGAATTCGGCATTCGCTGTTGCCCGCTTTGATCAGATGATTTTCGACTTTGGTTACGATCCGGTTCACAAGTACGACGGTCGAAGATGGTTCATTGGCGAGAGTAGAGAATTCGAAGTTTTGGAAGGATTTCCACGTATCGTTCCTCCAGTCGCAAGTGGGGTCACGGACGTCAGATATTCGATTGGTTTGGCGGAATGTGCTCCCTATGCGCTCGCCGAGCCACTGTTGGACATTATTCGGGAGGAAAGCGCGTGAGCGAGCTGGAGGATTTCCATCGGCAAATCATCGCGGATGTGCAGGGCGACGCCGACGCTCTGGGTCGAGTCAATGCGGTGGCCTTCTTCGAAATAACGGGAGAGTATCTGACCGAAGCTGGCGAAATCGATAGCGCCAGCTGGTCGTATTTCGAGGGAAAAGCCTCCAGTTCCACGCTACAGGTGCACGGATACGGTGGTGATCCTCGGGACGCCGAGGGGATTTTGTCTCTGATTATATGCGATTTCGAAATAACGCCGGAACCACGGACGGTGAATTCCGACCATGTGAAGCGACTTTTCAAGCGTCTTGTGGAGTTTCTGACGCAAGCACGAAAGGCATCCTTCCGGTCTGGCCTAGAAGAATCCAGTCCCGGTTTCGGACTGGCTGATCTGATTTCCGCGACGTGGTCGGAAGTGGACAAGATCAAGCTCATCCTGGTCACGAATGCCGAATTCCGGGCGAAGTCCGACGCGGTGCCCGCAGGTTTGATCGATCAGAAACCTGTCACCTACAGCGTCTGGGACTTGAAGAGACTTGCTCGATACGTCGAGCAGGGAGTGACACGGCAAAGCTCGGAAGTTGATTTCGTCAAGGATTTCGGCGGACCCGTCCCTGTCTTGAGAGCGTCATCCGGTGAAGCAGCGCTGGAAACGTACATTGCAGTAATGCCCGGGCATCAGCTTGCTTCGATCTACGACAGATGGGGCCCAAGGCTTCTGGAATCCAATGTGCGAAGCTTCTTGCAGGCACGAGGAGCGGTTAACCGAGGTATCAGGGACACCATCGTTAAAAAACCAGAGATGTTTCTGGCGTACAACAATGGGCTGAGCGCAACGGCAGATTCGGTTGAGATCGAGGAAACACCGAGAGGATTGGTCCTGACTCGCGCTGAAAACCTCCAGATTGTGAACGGTGGCCAGACAACGGCATCAATACACGCGGCACGAAAAGCGGCACCTGAGCAACTGAATCAGGTGTTTGTTCAGATGAAATTGAGCATTGTACCGCAGGAAATGTCCGAGGAGGTCGTCCCGCTCATTTCTCAGTTTGCAAACTCGCAGAACAAAGTAGCTGCCGCCGACTTCTTCGCAAACCACCCATTTCACATTCGCATCGAAGGCTTCTCGCGGCGGCTGCTCGTTCCGGCAGGCTCTGACGGCTACCGCGAAACGAAATGGTTTTATGAACGTGCACGCGGACAGTTCGCCGACGAGCGGGGGCGTAGGACGATTTCGGAGCGCAAGATATTTGACTCCGAATACCCCCGTAGTCAGTTCTTCAGCAAGACTGACCTTGCGAAGTATGAAAACACTTGGAGCGAACTACCGCACGAAGTCAGTAAGGGGGCGCAGAAGAATTTTACCGAGTTTGCAAAAGCCATCGGTACTCGATGGGGCAAGGACGGAACCTCATTCGATGAAGTCTGGTTCCGGCGCTTGGTCGCCAAGGCAATTATCTTCCGACGCACGGAAAACCTTGTCTCCTCCGCGTTATGGTACCAAGGAGGTTATCGCGCGAACATTGTGACCTACGCTATTGCAAAGCTGGTGCACGATGCCGAAAAGCTAGGACGCCAGATTAACCTCGACGCTGTATGGCGGCAACAAGGTACGTCCGAATTGCTGGATCGGGTGCTTCAGATCGCCGCAGAAGACGCCCAATCAATTATCCTATCGCCACCGAGCGGTATCAGAAATCTCAGCGAGTGGGCAAAAAAGCAAGGTTGCTGGAAAGCTTTGGCAGATCGTAAGCTCGAATATCCGGAGAATCTCGAAGACTTGCTTGTAGCTCCTGACGAGGCGGCGGCTGAAGTCAGAGAGGCCCGAGCGGATAAAGCTTTGTCGGTGAGTGTTTCTGCAGAGGTGCAGGTTCATCAACTGGGAGCCGCGTTTTGGGCCCAAGTCGCTGCGTGGGCGCGTCAAAATAAGAGGCTCTCACCAACCGATACCGGAATTCTGGAAACTTGCGCAGCTATCCCCAGAAAAATGCCCAGTGATAGGCAATGCAAGTTCGCGCTCAGTATTCTTGAAAAGCTGGTTGCAGGAGGGTTCCGCCACCCGGCTATCGTCGAGCGACCCATGGAAGAAGTTTAGACGTAGTCGAAAATCGGCAAGATGGCTTCGGCAATCTGCAAGGCTAAGAATGGGGGAACGGCGTTTCCAACTTGAACATACTGCTCGGTCCGAGTTCCCAGGAATACATAATTATCGGGAAATGTCTGGAGTCGGGCGGCCTCGCGCACTGTTAGGGAACGGCACTGACAGGGGTCAGCGTGGATAAAATAGTGGCCGTCCTTAGAAATGTGGCTTGTCACCGTTGACGAAGGATGGTTCCACCGCTGAACACGGAAGCGATCATCAAATTTGCCACTGGTCCAGTTAACATGTTGTGGAGCAATCGCCGGGGGAAATTTGGGTGATTTCGGGCTTGATCCCTCCGCAATGGCATAGCAGGCAGCAAAGAGATATCGACTCAGGTCGCTTGGCATATGGGCCCTCGTTTCATGGCCATGCAACGTACTAAGTCGCGGGTCGTTGAGAAATGATCTCAATTTGGACGGAATAGTCGCAGGAAGAGGTGTGCGTACGGGCGACCACCGCCCCTGCAGAGAACTCGATGCGAGACGAGCCCTAACCTCATTCACAGTTGCGACGAAAGTGCCTTTATCCTCCCCGCTGTAGTTCGCTATCGATCCCTCTACGTGTTGGATGGCTGTTTCCATAGCCTCCCTCCACGCAGCTGGGCTGTCGTTCCTGCTCAAGCCGCTTCGCAGTAATGGCATGTTCGACAGAACGTCAGCGACGGTCACGATACGTTCGGACTTTTTCAATCGTGGCGAGAACCAGTGAGGCAGGCGGGAAGCGATATCACGTCGAACGCCGACAATGATCACGCGATGCCGGGCTTGAGGAATTCCGAAATCCTCAGCCTGAACAAGAAAATGTTGTGGGGTTAGTTCGGTGTTTTCATCACCCGATAGGGCGTAAAGCTTGTAACCGCGACCCGAGCTTTCGAGGTCAGCCCTGACCTGTCCAAAAATTGCCAGCCCCTCCACGGTGGAGGATAACATTCCCTTCACGTTTTCCATCACGAACACTGCGGGGGAAAATTCATTCAAGACCCTGCAATATTCCCTGTAAAGGAAATGCCGTTGATCTTTCGCAGGAACATAATCCTTTTTTCCGGAATTCCTTGCCCTGCCGACCAACGAGTAAGCTTGACAGGGCGGCCCTCCAATCAAGACCGTACGACCATTCGCAGCGCCGCCGATCCGCTTGATTGCGCCAGACAGCAGTTCTGTCGCGTCCGGAGTCCCTAGCTCCGCACAAAGTGCCTCCTCAGAAGCCCTCAGCCATTCATCAGGATAAAGGTCTTTCCAATCTGGGCCGTCGCCACCATCTTTAAGCCAGCTATAATATTCGGGAGGAAAATCAGAAAACTCTCGCAGGAATGACCGCAGTCGTAGCGTCCTGTGTGCTGCCTTCTCCTTTTCGACGGAGATGCCTATCGCATAAGCGTTCTGGCCCTCCTTATTCTTGCAAGTGGCAAAGCCTTCGCTGAGGCCGCCCGGTCCTGAAAAAAGATCGACTATTCGTATTGGCTCAAACATACCGGACTCCGCGCACTTTCCTTTCCCAGGTATTGCGTCCGAGAGCAAGGGAGAACTGATGGACGTTGTGGATAAAGCGACGCGGTCGCGCATGATGAGCAACATCCGTGGCCGCGACACTCGTCCCGAAGTGATGCTGCGGAAAGCGCTACATCGGCTTAGTTTTCGCTTCCGGCTCCATGTGAAGGGTTTGCCGGGAAAGCCTGATATTGTCCTCCCGAAGTATCGCGCGGCAATATTCACACACGGTTGTTTCTGGCATCGCCACCATGGATGCCGATTTGCGACTAGCCCTGCGACCCGCGCAGAGTTCTGGAACGCGAAGTTTGCGGGAAACGTGGAGAGAGATCGCAGAGTACGTGACGCGCTAAATGGCGCTGGCTGGCGCGTTGCTACCGTTTGGGAGTGCGCTCTTCGAAAACCTCAGGATGCAGTCGTCGCTGCCCAGGTCGTTGCTGAATGGCTCTCTTCAGACTTAGCGACCCTAGAAATCGGTTCTGGCGATTTGAGTTCTGATCGAGCGTAATCACACTCCGGGCAACATCCTTCTTGGTCATTGAGCTGGCGTCAGCCGCCTCCCACTAACCAACGAGAAGATGAAATGCGCAGCTCGTCTGTTCTACGCAAAGGGCAGGTCGAAGCTGCGCCATTTGTGTCTTCTCTCATCGAAGGACACCGAGACATCGGATAAGCGCTAAATGGGAGCGACATGTCCCGCGTCAACCGCACATGACGCAGTTGGAAATGCCACGGTTTTTCAACTTCTACGCGCTAGTAGTAGAATCCGTAGGCATAACGACAGAGACAAGACATGTTTTCACGAAAGAACATTAACGCGTTCCAGCTACGTGACGAAATTGCGGCAGCGTTTGACATCGAGATCACGGAACGGAAGTTCGAAGTAACTATCAGGTCCGCTGGAGGCGGGAAGAATCCGGAATACAAGAAATTGCTCGTTGTGGTGCTAGAGCGTGCGGCAGCAGCGGGAGCGCAACTCGAACTCGTTTTGCTCGCTAGCACAGGAAAGACAGCGAATACTCTGACGCAATCGCAGCGCATTATACAGCTGCCAGATGCGGAGTACCCTTTGGATTTAACGTCGTTTTCTGCATCGGAATTAGCTGAGGCGATTTGTCTCAAAATGTCATCCATGGCGCGACGAAAAACCTTAAAGCATCCAGAGAAGGGAGGGAACCGGCGGAAGCGAATCATGCTGAGTTTCTTGATGAACGGAGACCAATTCGATGACGCCGAAATCGCTCGATTCATTCAATATGGGAGTTCTCACGAGGAGCTTAAAAAAATCGAAGAGCGGGGCGTTCGCGTCAGAAGCCGCATTGATTTGGAGGCTGTTGAAGCCCTTTTAGCGGCTTACGCTGCAAAGACACCGGAGCAGCTGGAACGCGCGGTCAAGTATGTTGAGCGCGGCCCGATAGGACGCATCGCGAAAGAAATAACCGATTATAAGTGCCAACTATGTGCGCCATCGCTGGCTTCAACTTTCGTGGGGAAGAATGGCAAGCCCTATGTGGAAGCTCACCACGTTGAAGCCGTGGCGGGTCTGCGTCAGTCGACGCTCGGTCTGCACAACATACTCGTTCTTTGCGCTAATCATCACCGGCAATTGCACTACGGCCGATCATGTGAGGTGAGCGACAGCGGAGAGCATTTCGAGTTGGTGCTGGATGGAGAAGCATACCGTATCGCGAAGCTAAAATTTGAGAAAATCGATGGATAGCTACGCGTACCGCCGAGGATTGCCTGCCACCCGAGCGGGATGGTTAGGAACAGTTCAGCGGCGCAGGCACGTGCCCTGCAGGCACCCGAAAGGTGTTCGCTGTGTGGCGCTGCGTCGTTGGCTAGTGCTGTAGAATTTTTACACTAATAGGAGGTTGGTTTGACGTTCGATGAAGCAATGGCGGTGGTCGCCCATAAAGCCGATGAAGTTGCATGGGACGTAATGCAACAACTCGACAAAGGACGGACCAAACATGAAGATGACCTTTCAGGTGAACTTGTTGGCGCACTTCGCGAGCGTTTAAAGGACTTTCGTGTTGGGGGTCTGACTTTTGATACATCAATCTTGACGCATCGAAAAAGCGGTGAAGAAGGCAAATATGGTGCGGACATTATGTTTCATGTTGAGCTGAAGTCGCCAGAACAAGACTACTCCAAGGGTGTACTCATTCAGAGCAAGCGGATCGGCCCGGACCAAAATATGCCAAAAGCTGGACACGACGAGCTTAGGAGCCAATGCAACAAGATGCTTAAATTTACCGGTGACGCTTATGTTTTCTGTTACGATAAAGCGGGCCTTCGCACGTCTTCCGCGACCAAAGTGGTTGGTGGAAAACGGCTAAATGTATATGACCGCACTGAATGGACCGCGTATCGCTTCTTCCTGGAATTATTTCGGTGCCCAGTCGGTGACCCGAGAATTACCAGCGCAGATGTTTCAAAGCTGCGGCCTAGACACGGACTGCATATCGTCGGCACTGGTGATCTCGGGTAAGGCGGTGTGGACAAGCGACTTCCTGATGCGGCGTGAAAACCAGTGATGATGCAGGGGATTGAAGGGAAGAGTCCCCTATGGTATCCACTATGACGAAGCGGGCAGCTTTCGCCGCCCGCCCGTGGTTATGCTCTTCTGAGCCAAGAGTTGTGGCGTTTACGGCGCTCACCACTCAAGAGCAGATACGCTAGCATCTGCGTAACCTCCTTCCCGGCATCTAGCAGCGCCGGTCTGCCCGCCTGGCAGCGGTATTTTGGGATCGACGGTGCCAGTCCGTCCGGCGATCCATATTTGGCAGGAGTGCAAGTCCCGCCTGGTGAACTTATTCGGCCTCCGCATCATCGGAGGTCGAATTGTTTTTGAGCGCCGCCGGAGTTCGAAACCGTCCATCCTCCGACTTGTTCAGACGACCCTGCTTGGCGAACGTATAAATAGAGGGCAGAACCTGCTGGCGCTTAAGGCCCGGCCAATACTGCTTCGCTATTGCATCAATGATCTCTCGGCTAGTGAGCCCTACTTTACCTCGTGACTCTGCGTCGCGTATGACTGTATATGTCATCTCATAAAGAGTCGGCACACCAGCAGGACGGGCAGGTCCCAACTTGTTATCGTCTTCACCCTGCTTTTCAATCGACGGCGCGGCGAAGCGCTTGAAAACCTTGAGCGCGACGTCAAGCTGGTCGGCCTCTTCCCGGAGAGCAATGATCTCCAGGTCGATCTCCTTCTTGCGTGCCTCGATGGCTTCTATGGTAAGTTCGCTCTTCAT